TCACTTGACCTTTCTGACCCTTCCAGCCTTGCGCAGGAGATCGAGCATGGGGTTGCTCTCGTTGAGCACTTTGTCGAGCGCTATTTCGGCCTTGGACGCGAGATCGAGAATCGACGGTCGAGGCTGAGGCGTGTCGCCGACCTTCTCGCGAAGGTCATCTCTGACCTCATCGACGAAGTCCTCCCAGGCTTGAGAAATTCCGCTCGCAAGATACCCGCGGTTCCGCCACGCCGTCCGCAGAAGTCTTTTCATCTGGTCTTCCTCTCCATCGCCTCGACGGCGCTCTTCTGGTGGTCGGGGTGGTGGTGGGCATAGACGCCTTCGAGCGTGTCCATGGAGACGCCAAAGAAGCCGCAGGCGTCCCATTTGTCGGCGCCGCGCTGCATCGCCCAGGTGATCGCGGTATGGCGCAGGCTGTGAGGCGTCACGCCGGACAGGTCGATGGGGCTTTCGGCCTTGGCGGCCAGATCCTCGGCGATCTGGATCATGTTCGCCCAGCCCTTCTTGATGTCGCCGATCCGGTTGCCCTCGTAGCTTTCCACCACCCAGCGGCAGCCCTTGGCCTTCCAGCGCCGCACATGCGCGAGAAACTGGCGCGGCAGGCGCGCCGTCGGCTGGCGCTTCTTGGTGCGGCGTGCCTCGCGGCCGGCTCGGTAGAGCATGCCCTGTTCGGTGTCGACCCAGCCGTGATGCAGGGCGGGGTGGTCGATGGCGAGCCCAAGCGTCGCGGTCCTGCGGGTGCCGGTGTAGAGCCCGGCCAGGATGAACTTGGAGAGATGCCGCCCGTCGATGCGGAGGTGCCGAGTCGCGCGCAGCATCCAGGCCGCTTCGGTGCGGGTGAGCCAGCGTTCCTTTGGCGCGGGTTTCTCGGGTAGCGTCACCTGCGGCGCGGAGGTCAGGTATCCCTCCTTGACGCAGTAGTTGAGTGCCGCCTGAAGCGTGCCGAGTTCGCGCCGGACAGTGCCAAGCCCGATCGGTTCGCGCCGCCCGTCCCGGTAGATGCGCTCGCGGCTCGCGACATAGCGGCGGCATGTCGCCCCCTTGACCTCGGCCACAGGCAGGACACCCCAGAAGACATCGAGCGCGTCGATGGCATATCCGATGCGGGCCGGATCGGCCACATGCGGGGCGTGGTTCTCGCCGTAGATCGACAAGGCCTGCCCCACGGTCATGTCTTGGGGCGCAGCGGGACCACCAGGCCGGGTTCGACCTGCGGAGATGTAGCGCGCGAGAGCGATTTCAGCTTCGCCGCGGTCGCGAGCGCCGGTCGCGATCTCGATCCCGCCGGCGTCGAGGATGACCCAGACGGGGCTGCGCCCCTTTCGTTTGCGCTGGTAGAGCCTTGCACCTTTGGACGGACGCGACATGCTTCGATCAACTCCTCTAACTCGTCGGGGTTCAGGCGCCGGGAGCCGCCGATCTGGATGATGAAGCCTTTTTCCTCGGCGGCTCGTTCCAGCGCCCGTTTCGGCACCTCAAGGTGCCGCGCCGCCTGCTCGATTGTCCAGAGTCTAGTCGTCATCGGAAAGGGCCTTCCAGTGTCTGCAAGCCGGCGACCGCGCCCGGATGTCTGTCGCACCTCCACCTGTCCAGACGCGCTGCATGAGGCCGCACTTCAGGTAGGTCTTCGACATCCTCTTGCGACGAAGATGGTCACAAGAACCGCAAGTCTCACCTTCAGGGCCAGACCCGGGCGGGGCTGCATAGCCCTGCGGTTCAGTGCCGCGCCGCCTTCTCAGCAGCATCCGCGCTTCTTCCTCGGTGACTTCGTTGCCGAACCTGTCGCGCATGGTCAGCGTCCCTAGTGCCGGCTCATCTCAGTTAACTCCGCAGCCGGAGTCGTCGTGCGGCTCTTCGCGGGTGCCATCCCTGAACTGCACGAGCGAGTCGATCATGCGGTTCAGACAGTCCTCGCAGATGCACCCCTCGCTGATGGTGTTGTTGATGAAATCGCCGTTCACGACCACGACCACGGACTTCACGGAATGGCCATTGCGGGCGGCCGCTTCCCTGATCTTTTCATCGAGAACCATGGCGGCCTTTACGACGTCCGGTTCCTGAAGTACGAACTTATGCCTGATCTTCATGCTGGTGTCTCCTTTCAGGGTTTCGGCAGGATCATGCCGCCCCTGCCTCGTTGGCTTCCTCTTCCGGCTGCGCCTTGCGTTTCGGCTGGCGCGCCTCGATCAGCGTCCAGAGCCGTTCGAGGCGGTCGTCGTCCAGCTTCAGGAGGAACATGAACGGGTCGCGGTTCAGCCGTTCCCAGCAGGAGCCGCCGACCTGTCCCGGCTTCAGCACGCCCGCCTCTTCGAGGACGTGCTTGTCGAGGTTCATGAGGATGCGGCAGGCGTTGACGAACTCGTGCGCGGTCATTCTGCGGCCTCCTGGGCGGCCTTGACGGGCGGGGTCTTGGCGTAATGCACCTTCGCCTCCGGCAGGCGGCCGTCGCGGATCAGGCGGGCGAGAATCTGGCGCGCAGCCTGGGCGTCTGCCATGGCCTCGTGCGCCTCGTCGAGCGGGATGCCGAAGTAGTCGCAAGCGACCTTCAGCTTCACGAAGCCGCCCCGCAGTTCAAGCCCCTCGTCCTTGTAGGGCTTCAGCGCCCGCATGACGCAGACGTTGGGCGTCTCCTCGAAGAGGTCGGGGCGCCCGGCGCGGCGCAGTTCAGCCCGCATCATCTTGGCGTCATGCTGGGCGTTGAAGCCGATCACGATCAGCCCGCCCTTGATATGGGCCTCGTACTCGTCGAGCACGGTCAGGACCGGCACGCCGTTCGCATCGAGGATGTCGGTCGAGAGCCCGTTGATCGCCTGCGCCTCGGGCGGCATGGTCCAGCCGTCGGGCTTGACCAGGTGGCGCACCGCCTCGATCTCCTCTCCGGCCGCGTCGCAGATGATGAAGGCGACGGCGGCGAGCCGCGGCTGGGACGGATCGTCGGCGGGCTTCTTGAAGTCGAAGAGGCCGGTCGTCTCGGTGTCGAGGACGAGGAAGGTCGGGGTCATCGGGTCGATCCTTTCGTTGTGGGCCAGCCAGGCTGGCAGGGTGACGGTGACGGGATCGCCGCGCTGCGCGCCCGCGTCGAAGGCGATCAGGCGGCGCGGCAGTTCGCATTCCCGGCCGGAGGGCCGGGCGAAGGTGGCGGTTCTCTCGAACACGCCACCCATGCGCAGCCGGGCCTTAACCAGCCGCGGCATGGCCGGCGTTCTCGGCGGTGCGCGCCTGTTCGATCAGGAGCATGATCCGGTCGTAGAGGTCGGGCGCGTTCATCTTCAGTTGGTCGAGGTTTCCGGCGGTGTCGTGGTAGGTTTCGACAGCGTCGGCCATGCCGGTTTCTTCGAGATCCTTGGCGATGGCCATGAACAGGTCGCGCATCGGATCGCCGGCCGGTTCCGCCTCGTCCTCATCCTGCGTCGCGATGTCGGGGTCGGCCTGCTTCGGCTTCTCCTCGGCCTCGGCCTTGCTCTCCTGCGGCCTGGGCGCGGGCTTCTTCTCCTCGCGCGGCATCTGCGCGGGCTTCGGCTTGTCCTCGATCTGCGCGGCGCGCTTGTCGTCCTGCGTCTCGGCCTCGTCGACCTCGCCCTCGATGACCATGCCGTCATCGGGATTGAGGGCATAGGCGGCGTAGTCGACCGGCGTGTCGTCGGTGTCCATCGCCTCCATGAACTCGATCGACAGCGGCATCTCGCCCCGGTTCGCCAGCGCGCGGACGGCGGTCTTCGCCCACATGCGATCCTCATGGGTCGACCACGGGCTTTCGGCGGTCTTGTTGAACTTCTTCGCGGTGCGCCAGCCCTGCGAGAGGTCGCGGACCTTCAGGACTTCATCGGCTGGCAGGAAGACGAAGGCCTGCCCGTCCTTCAGGGTGACATGGCAATAGGCGCCCAGCTTGGTGCCCTTGCGCGGCCCCGGCTTGTGGCGCAGGTGCATGTTGGAGCCGTATTCGTAACTCCACAGTTCATCGTCGGAATAGACGACGTCGGCGTGCAGGCTGACCACCTGACCGGAGCGGCGGGCCAGATCGGCGAAGCCCTTGTAGCCGATGATCAGTTGCACCTCGGTGATGCCCTTGCGGTTGTTCTTGAAGGGGATCAGGTAGGCGTGACCCAGGGGCGTGTTGGGTTCGAGGCCGAGGGCGGCGCAGTTCATCAGCGCGCCCAGCATCGACAGCGGCTGCACCTCCTGCAGCGAGGGCGTGGTGCGGATCGCATTGGCGACGACGCGCATCATGCGCTCGGGGTTCATGTGCCGCGCCGCGACGGCGGCAAGCTGGGTGCGGGCGTTCTCGTTGACGAGAAGTTCGCGGACGTCCTTGACCTGGCGCACCGGCGCCTTGCTCAACATGGTGCTCATCTGGAAACCTGTCTGGTGATGGTGGTGGTGCCGGGGATGGCCTTGCCGTCAAAATCCTTCGCGCGGACATGGGCGTTGGCGAGGCGCTGCAGCACGTCGCGCACCGCTGGCGCCTCGCGGAAGAACATGAAGACATGGGCGAGGTTGTCGATCTGCGCCTCGCGCACCTCGACCAGGGCCACGGTGCGACCGCCACCCGAAGCGGAAGCGACGCCGACCGCGACCGGGCGCCCGGCGCGGGCGGATTCCTTCGCCGCTTCCTTGGCCAGCCGCTCGGCCTCGACCTCGCCGGCGATGTCGTTGCGCGCCGCCGCCTGCGCGGCCAGCCGCTCGGCCTCCTGGCGCTTGGCCTCGGCCTCTTCCCGCTCGCGCCGCGCCTTCTCCTCGGCCTCGCGCTTCTTGCGTATCTGCCAGGGATTGAGGAGTGCGAGCGCCTTGGTGATCGAGGCCTCAAGGATGTCTCTCGGGCGCCCGGCGGCGGTCTGCACCGCCTTCGCTGCCTCGTCGTGCGGGCGCTTGGCCTCGACGCGCCACGCCTCGACACCCTTCAACTGCTTGCGCGCGCCGGCGATGTAGTCGGCCAGGTACTCGGCCTGCGCCTCGGAGGTGATCTCCTTGAGGTCCAGCCATTCGCCGCCGGCGTCAGCGAAGGCCTGCGCCGACTGGATCAGCGCGGCCAGTTGGTCGGGATCGTAGGGGGGCGGGCGGTTGTGGCCGACGGGGGCGGGCGCGTCCTCGCGCGGCTTGATGTCGGACGGCTTCACGGGGCTGTTCATTCATCCTCTCCGATTTCCGAAAAATCCTCGTCATGCTCGATCTGCGCGCGCTCGCGGTATTCCAGAGGTCGCGCCGGGCGCGGGTCGCGGGCGGCGTAGTGATCCCTGGCAACCTCCTCAGACACGGGGCGCAGGGCGTAGATCGACGATGCGCCGTAGTATTCGGTGGCGTATCTGTCGCCATCGGTCGGGATGTCGATCCGCAGCATCAGACCGCCGGCGACCTCCTCTTCCCGCGCGAGGCCGATCCGTTGGCGGTGGCCCATCAGTTCCAGCAGCACCCAGCCGAAGTCGCGCGGGGATTTGGCTTCTGTCGTCATGTTCACATCCTCGGTGGGCGTTGCGGGGTCTTGGCGAGATCGACCGCAACCATGGTCGCGGCCATCACGTCGTCGGTTTCGGCGCGCCGGCAGAGCGCCAGGAAGTCGGTGCGGGCGATCGGGTTGAGCCTGATCCAGATCGGCGCGGCGTCGATCTCGCGGCCCTCGATCCGGGCCACCCAGCGCTCGTCCTCGGTCAGTTCGCCCGTCTCCGGGTCTACGACCTGGCGGCACACGATCTCGACCGCCACCCAGGGCCCGCCCTTGACGTGCCGCATGCGATACCATCCCGCCTGCGGAATGCCGTCATGGCGCTCCGGCTCGCGCCCGGCGAGCGCATCGGCGTGCCACTGGTAGATTTGCCGGACGGTCGAGGGCTGGCGGATCATGGCGCGCGCCTCACCGCATAGTGCAGGCGTCCAGCGCGGGTGAACTGGCGCAGCGATGCCAGCGACCAGTTCACCGCCCAGGACGGGGGCATCAAGCGGTCGTTGAAGTAGACCCAGCCGTCGTTGAGGATGTGGATCGAGGCAGCGGCCACGGTCGTGATCGCCTCGCCCTTCTCGAACTGCTTCTCGTTCACCATTTCCCGCGCCCTTCCTCGATCTGGTGGATGGTGATCGCGAGATTGCGGGCGCTCTTCTGCAGCGTGGCGCCCAGCGCCAGCAGGATGAAGAGCGCGACGGAGCCGCCGGCGAGGCCCTTGATGATCGCGACCCATGTGGCGCGCACGGCGTCGTCGACACGCTGCGCCCGGCGAAGCCGCTTCATCGCGTCCTGCATCTCGGAAGTCGTGGCCATGGTCACACCTTCAGCATCTTGAGGAGTTCGCGCGCCGTGACGTGGTCCTCGGCGCGGGCGGAATAGGACAGCAGCGTGCGGCAGGCCTCGGCCAGGGCGGCGTCGGAATGCCCGGCCGGGCTCGCGATGCGGCAGCGCGCCGCATCGAGATCGCAGCCCCCGGCGGGGAATGGTCCATGGGAGGGGTGGCCGCCGGGGGCCTCGCCTGGCCGGAGCAGATCGGCCGTCGCGATGGTGTTGGGATGGGTCATGTCTGCCTCCAAGTGTCGCGAAGATAATGCACAAGGCATAGAGACAAGTCAATACGAAACGCATAGACAATACAGATGGCATAGATTGAGGGAATCAGTTGAAGAGGCTCGTTTTCTTTCAAATGATTGGCGGCAGTTCGGGCGCGATGGTCGCGCCGTGGTTTTGATCAGGAGTTCACGATGAAGTATTTGGGGCTGCCGCTGCTGGCCGTAACCGTCGTCGCCTCGTGCACCTATGCCAATGTATCCTCGACGCCCGTTCTACTGCCTGACGGATCGACCGCGTACCGCTACACCGGTCGAGCCAACTACATTCACCAGCAGGCCGAGGCGGATCAGGTCATGGCTCAGACCTGTGCGGCGCAAGGCAAGACGCCGGTGATCGTGGCTCAGGATACAGCCACAATCGGGGCGGGCGCCGTGTTCGGAAATGGCGTTGCGGCGCTGGGCGCCAACAGGCAGCAGGAAATCCTCTTCAGGTGTATCTGACGACCGTCAGACTTTCCGCCCGATCCAGATCACCCGGCCGATGACGTCGAGATCCTGGGCGCTGACGTCAAAGGCGTCGTAGGCCGGATTGTCGGACTTCACCCGGTACATTCTGGTCGCCGGGTTGAAGTCGATCCGCTTCACCCTGAGCACGTCATCATAGCGCAGGATAAAAAGACCATCGTAGTTGATGTTGCGCTTGGTGCGGTCGACCAGCAGGGTGTCGCCGTCGGTGAGCGTGGGCAGCATGGAATCGCCCTTGGCGCGGATCACGAGGAGATCGTCGCCGCGGGCGCTCGTGATCGAACGGACCCAATCCTCCCGAAAGGCCAGCTCGTAAAGCGGCTCCTCGACAGTGACGACCGACCCGGCGCCGGCGCTCGCTTCTATGTCGAAGACGTCGACGAGACGGAAACCTGGCGGGCTATCCAGGCCAGCGGTTTCGCCTGCGGCTCTGCCGTAGAGCAGCCATTCCGGTGAAACCCGAAAGGCGCGCGAGTAGACGAGCGCCATTTCATCGTCATAGCTGCGCGTCCCGTTCTCGTGGGACAGGTAGGTTGGAGCCTTCCACCCGAAACGTGCTGCAGCCTCCGAGGCGGACTTGAATCCTGCCTCCTCTCTCGCCTGCCGCAGTCTGTCAGGTTTCCCGGTCATCCGCGGTGCCTAGCATGATCTTCTATGCAATGGGCATTGACCTATGCAATGCGTAGTGTATAAGTTCCAGCATGGAACAGATATTCGACATCTGGCCGACAACGGCCGCCCTCGCGTCGGACATGCAGGTGCCATATCCGACAGCCCAAGCCTGGAAGCGGCGCGGGTCGCTTCCGGCGCATTACGATCTTGACCTGATCGCCGCGGCCCGAACGCGAGGTCGCGAACTCTCGCTCGAAGAGATCGCGCGCGCCAGGTGCGCCACCCAGCACAACTGCGCAACATCCGACGAGGGGCGTGACTGATGTTCATCTCGGGCGCCGACGGGGGTGAGGGGGGCCGCTTCAGGCTGCAATTCTCTGCCAGGTTCCAGGCAAAACCTTGCCGAAACGCACCGCCGCCCGACGAAGACCTCGACACTTTCGTGCGCGCGATGTGGAAGGCCTTTCCTGGCGCGCGCTCCGAGAACGAACTGGCCGACATGGTCGCCAACCACCTGACCACCGAGCGCCGCCGGATTACCAACCGCACCGTGCGCAACTGGCTCAGGAAGACCACCACGCCGCATTTTCGCTACGTCACCCGCGTTCTGGCCGCCCTCGATGACGATCAGGTGGCGGCGATCCTGAAGGGGCGGCGGCCATGAGCGCGCGCCCGAACACCGATCCCGGGCGCGCGGGTCATCGCGCCACCTCCCTGTTGGACCTCGGGCGGGGGCAACCCCGCCCGCCTTTCGGGGAAAAACTTTTCCGGAATCTGCCTGCGGCACGACCCTTTCAACAGCCCGGGTCTGGCAGATCGCGCCGGGCCTTCTCGCTGTCGGTCCCGGCGCGCGCCGCGCCTCTGATCATTGTCTCAACCTGCCGCGGCGGTTCGGTATCCGCCGGCCGCCGCGGTCTTTTCGGGGGCCGGTGATGCGCGCCGACCCGAAATGCAGCGGTGTCGGGATCGGGATCGAGAACGTCGGCGGGGTGACGCGCCAGTATCAGGCGATCCTCTGCTCCGAGTGCGGACGCATAGAGAAGATCCACGGAACCGGCGGCTACTACCCGGAACACACGCTGATGAAGATGGGACATCAGAAGGGCTGGTCCATGCACAAGCGGGGCAAGCATCGCTGCCCGGACTGCGTCGAGAAGCAGAAGCAAAAGACGGAGAAAGCCGTGACCGACATCAGGATTGTCAAGCCGTCGCCGTCGGAATGCCCGCCGCGCGAGATGCAGCCGCAAGACCGGCGGCGCATCTTCAAGGCCATCGACGAGGTCTATGACACCGCGAACGGCCGCTATCTGCGGGGCTATGGCGACGCCTCGATCGCCAAGGATCTCGCCTGCCCGCGCAAGTGGGTCGAGATCGTCCGCGATGAGGCGTTCGGGCCTGCCGGCGAAGATCCGGAACTGGCCATGATCCGCACCGAGATCGGCCGCGTCGAGGCCGACGTCAAGCGCGCAGCCAATGACTGCGTCGAGATCATGGCGACCGCCGAAACGAAGCTGAAGGCCCTGAGCGAGCGGTTGAGCGCTCTCGAAAAGGTCGCGCGCCGCTAGAGGGCGCGGAAGGAGGGACAGATGGGACGCTATGCGACGAAGGATGAGGCTCTGGACGCGCTCGAAGCGGCGCGGGTCGAGTTCCTGGCCGCCGCCCGAACCTACATCGACCAGCACGACATCGGCGCCGAACTCACGATCGACGACGTCCGGACTGCGGTTCCGGTGCCGGAGGGCATCGACGGCCGCGTCATGGGCGCAGTCTTCCGCAAGAGCGACTGGGCGCCGGTCCGGTTCGTGAATTCCCGGCGCACCACCTGCCACAAGCGCCCGATCCGGGTGTTCCGGCGGGTCGCCTGAGAAGACGCGGCCGCGGCGCGCAGCGGCGATCAGAGGAGACGGAGATGCAGCATCCAGGCAATTCCCATTTCCTGATGGCGCTGGGCCGGCACGATGCCGGCGGCGTCGTCGACACGGCCGACGAGGCTCTGCGCGAGGTCATCCGCGCTGTCCTCAACACCGGCAAGTCGGGCAACGTGACGATCAAGATGGTCGTCGCGAAGAACGGCGACAAGGGCCTTGAAGTGTCCTGCGAGGTGGCCGCCAAGGCGCCGCGTCTGGCCTTCGGCAAGGCCTTCTACTTCACCAACGGCAATGACGACCTGGTCCGCGACGCGCCCAGACTGAACCTGGAACCGACCGGACCCGCCGTCTTCAAGGGAGGTCGCGATGACTGACGACATCACCGGAAACTTCGTCGACTCCATCATCGCGAACGCCGCGGCGCGGCTGGTGCGCAACGGCATGGAAGATGGCGGCGGGGCGTATGTCGTCGCTCCTGACGACTGGCGGGCGCACTCGCTCGAAGAGTTTCAGGACCGGCCCAACCGGGTCACGGCGACACAAACCTTCAAGGATGTGGCCTCGCTGGTGGCCTACCTGAAGCGCTACGGCGTCCCGCGCAGCCTGCTTGTGAAGAGCAGCCAGAAGGCCGCGGCCATCACGGCCACGCTCGACTATCACGACCCGGCCTTCAAGTGCATCGAGATCGAGGAGGCCGTCACGCTCGGCGAAGGCCTCGCCGCCGCTCCTAATGCCCTGGGTGCGCCGTCGTGGTGCTCCCACACGGCCACCTTCAAGGCCGCCTTCCATCCCAAGTACGAGGAGTGGCGCAACACCAACCGCAAGTACCTGTCGCAGATCGACACGGGCGAATTCCTCGAAGACCGCGCCGAGGACATCGTCGAGCCGGCGGGCGCCGACGTCATGGACATGGTGATGAAGTTCGAGGCGCTGAAGAAGGTCAACTTCGCCTCGTCCAGCCGCCTGCGCGACGGCAACATCCAGTTGCTCTATCAGGAAGAGAACGACAGCGCCCGCGGCGCGCTCACCATCCCCGAGAAGATCACGCTCCTGCTGCCGGTCTACGAGGGCATGGAGCCGGAGCGCATCACCGTGCGCCTGCGCTTCCGCATCATAGAGGCGCGGCTGAAGTTCATGTTCGTCATCGCCAACATCGAGGACTTGGAGCGCAAGGCCTTCCAGCGCTGCGAGGACGCCTTCCGCATGGGCATGCCGGACGTCGACCTCCTGAAGGTCTGAGCGGACACGAAAACGGGGCCCGGGCCAACCGGGCCCCCTACCAAGGGGCAGGACATGCAGAAGATCAGGGCTGCGGACGTCATTCCGACCGAACACGAGGAACAGGTGACGCTGGTCAACTGGTTCCGCTGGAAGTTCCCGGGCGTACTCATCCACGCGATTCCGAACGGCGCGCACCTCGCCGGCTCCACCCGCCTGCGCCAGGCGAAGGTGGTGCGGATGAAGCAGGAGGGGCTGGTTCCGGGCGTGCCGGATCTTCACGTCCCGGCCTGGGATCTCTGGATCGAGATGAAGCGCCGCAAGGGCGGGCGCCTGTCCGAGGATCAGCGCGAGCAGATCGCCTACCTGCAAAGCATCGGTGACACGGTCCTGATTGCCGAGGGCGTCGACGATGCCGTCGACCAGATCACCGCCCTGCGCGCCCGCCAGCGGGCCGAGGAGGCGCGGTCATGAGCTTCGACAGCCCCGACCCGCATTTCGAGCGCAAGCTGGCCACGATCCGCGACAGCGAGGAACTGCGCTGGTTCAATCACTACCTGACCGAGTTCCGCAAGGCCGACGGCACCGGCGTCAGCGCCGACGAGATGAAGGCTGTCCTTCAGCGCGGCGCGCTCCTGCGCCGGAGCGAGGGGAGGGCGGCGGCATGATCGGTCACAGGATGGGCGGAAAGTGCGCGATGCCGGGGTGCGATCAGCCGATCGCCCGCAACAACATCTCGACCGTCTGCCAGGATCACCAGCACACCGAATACTGCCGCTGCCGTGCCTGCGACGGGCGCCCGAAACAGCCCTCCGCCAAGCCCGGCTGCAAGATCGTCCACATTCCCTACGCGACATCGAACAGCGGCGTGAACCTCGCCGCCCCCGTCACCCTGCGCGCTGCACCCTGGGAGGAGAAGAGATGATGGAGAAGGCCGAGATCATCACCGTCGAGGTGTCGCCCTACATCCTCGCGCAAGGCGAGCGCGCACCCTGCGACCGGCCCGGCTATGCCGCGGTGAAGGACGGCGCGCAGGTCCATGTCGGCCGCCCGATCGAGCCGGTGCGGAAGGGCTGACCATGGCTGCGCCGTCCGCGAAAAACCTCTTCAAGGCCACGCGGCGCAAGGCCGATCCCCATCCTGAACTGATGGAGATCGAGGAGTCGCGTCGGCCGAAGGGCGCGCGGCGCGATCTGGATTTCTATCCGACCGGCCAGCCGGACGCGATCCGCGCCCTTCTGGCGCGAGACGGCGAGCGCATTCAGGCCTGCGGGATGGTGTGGGAGCCGGCCGTCGGCGCCGGCGATCTGGCAAAGCCGATGATCGACGCCGGCCTGACGGTCGTCGGGTCGGATGTCGTGGATCGCGGCTGGCCCGATACGGCGGTCCGTTCCTTCTATGAATTCGAACGGGCAGAGGCCCCGGCGATCATCACCAATCCGCCCTACAGCGAGATCAACGCCCGCGACGGGCACGGCCGCTGGCTCAGGCACACGCTCGCGCTGCCGGAGTGGGACTACTGCGCGCTTCTCCTGTCGTGGGACTGGCCCGCCGCCAAGCAGAACGGCCTGGGCGCGCTCCTCGACGAGAACCCGTTTTCATACTGCTACCTGATGCGCTGGAAGCTGGACTTCACCGGCGAGGGAAGCCCGCCGCAGCGCAATGCCTGGTTCGTCTGGGATCGCCGCTGGACGGGCAGGGAGCCGGCGTTCCGCTTCCTCGACCGCGTGGACGACCGGCAAGGGGAGATACCCCTGTGATCCACACCCAGCGCCTGCACCTGCTGCCCCCGTGTCCCGCCACCGGCGTGATCCACCCGGCGGCGCTGCGCCTGTCACCGGAGCAGGCGGCCATCCTCGACCTCTGCGACCGCATCGAGGCCCTGACAGCCCGCGTCGCCACCCTCGAAGCCCTTCAGAACGGAGACGAACCATGTGGTTCTACGAATACCGCAACCTCGGGCGCTGGGCCCCTGCCGTTGTTCCGGAGCGTCCGGAGGTGACGCGGATCGCCGGCAAGATGCGCCTGAAGTGCGCGGTCGGCGTCGGCCAGGAGGTCCGCGCAACCCCCTGCAAGGTGCATCCGGCCCATCACGTCCTGACCCTGGGCGCGCTCGCCGATCTCTACGGCGAGGACGGGCGCTTCCGCGCGACGACGAGGGAAGCGTGATGTCGATCTATCACTTCGCCCATGTCTGGCAGAACTCGGACGCGAAGGGCAGCACCTTGTTGGTCCTTCTGGCGCTGGCTGAGGCGGCCGATGCCGAGGGCTTGGTACGGGCGAGCCGCCAGAGCATTGCCGACCGGGCGCGCGTGACGACCTCGACGGCCTATGCCGCCATGGCGGCGCTTTTCAAATCTGGCGAATTGATGCGCTACGATGCGGAGGCGCCGGATTCCGCGCTTTGCATCGTGGTGTGCAGCCGCGGCCGTGACAAAACAGAGGCGTGCGACATTCCGAATTCCGGAATCCGGAAATTCGAGGCCGACGATGCGGGCTGCGATGTTTCCGATTTTCGGAATCTCGAAGAACGCGGCACGGCACCGCGCCAAACTGAGGAAAAAAATCACCCCTTCGACGCGGTGATGGATGACGACGCCGAGTTCGACGATGGCGACCTCCTCGAAGACGTCATCAAGGCCGCTGCGCGGATGGGCCCGCCCGATGTCATTCATGAACCCCTCGTCGAGGCGGTCCAGATCGCGCCGCCGCCGCCGCCCCGTCGCATGATCCCCAAGCATCTGCCGCCGGGCGATCTCGGCCTGGTCCTGGCCGCACTCGGGGTCGAGGAGGACATGCGCGGCCCGCTCTTCTGGTACAGGCGCGAGCACCGCGCCGACCTCGACGCCGTCCTGGCCGGCCTCGGGCGCATCGGTGCGGCCGATCTGGCGCGGATGATCACCGAGAAGGGCGTCAAGGCGCCCGACCTCGACCGCGTCTCGACCATCCTGAAACTGCTGAAGCGGAGATAGGGGCGCGCCGTGGCCGAATACTTCAAGCACGAGATCGCGAAGTGGAACGTCGCCACGGACGACCTGACGCTTGAGCAGGAGGCAGCTTACCATCGCGCCATTTCGCAGATCCGCCTCTATGAACGGCCGTTCCGCGAAAACTATCGCGTCCTGGCCGGGCTCTGGCGCTGCAATGAGCGCAAGGCGAAGCGGCTTCTTGAGGAACTTGTCGCCGCCGGAAAGCTGCACCTGGAAGGCGGCTTCATCATTGATGAAAAGGCCGTGAATGATGCGTCGACTCTCCGTCAATTGCGAATTGACCGCGCATCGGCGGGCCGTCGGGGCGGGATCGAAAGCGGAAACACGCGCCGCAAGTCATTGGAAAACAACGAAACAGGGGAAGCACTTGCTTCAACCAGAGAAGAGAAGAGAAGAGAAGATATAAGGAGTAGTCGGAGTAGTGCGCAGGCGCGCGAGGGCGAGGACGTTCCGGATCAGCCTGCCGAAGTGATCCCGCAAGGTCAGGCCGACGAGGCTTCCATCGAACTCTACGAGCGCGTTCTCGCCGCCGTCGGGCTTCAGTCCCGGGGACAGTTGCCGGCCTACTGGATGCCGCCTTCCGCCATCTTCCATGTCGCCCGCTGGCGCGGCCTCGGCCTCTTCGACGACGAGATCGTCGAGGTGGCGCGCCAGTCCCGCCGCAAGCATCCCGAACCGCCAGGCGGGCCCAAGGCGCTCGACCGCGCGATGCACATCACCGCCGGCGTCAAGAACTTGCCGAAACTCGAACCAAAGCCCGCAGCAGGAGGCGGATATGAACGACCAGCGACTACCTAAAAAAACGACAGCCTCAGACGCATCATTCAGGCCGCAGCGCAAGGCACGACGTGAAGCCCTCGGGGTGCGTGTCGTCGCCATGATGGGGAACTACTGGCGCAACGACGAGACGCCGGAAGCCATCAAGGCAATCGAGGTCGAAACCTGGCTCGACGTGCTTGAGGAATTCACCGACGACGAGATCCACGCGGCCTGGACGGAGTACCAGCGCACCGGCCCCAGAACGGCCCGCGGCGCCCTCTACAAGCCCGATCCCGGCGCCCTCTACCACATCATCCAGAACCGCCGCGCCCCGGCCCGCGAAGCCGCCTACCGCCGCATGCTGGACGAGGAACTGGCCAAGAAGGCCAGAGAGGATGCCGAGCGCAAGGCCTCGGTTCCGACGCTCGAACGCGCCAAGCAGATCATCGCCGAGGTGTCAGCCAAGCTGACGGACAAGCCGCAGGGGGAGGAAAAGTGAACGATCGCTTCAAATTCGCCATCTTCGACAGCGCCGGCTTCTGCAAGTGGCTGAAGTCGGCCCTGCCGGGCGAGTTGCGCATCTACCACGCCGGCAATCTCGGGGTCGACCGGGTCGACGACCAGGAACTGAACGTCCTGGCCGACCTCGTCCTGCTGATGACCGAACTGGGGGCGGTCACGACGACCCAGTACCGCCAGTACCTCAACATCATCGACGTCTGGGTCTACGTCGCCGTGCGCCGCAGGGGCGGGCTCCTGCCCAAGGCCATCGTCAACCGCTCGCTCACCTCGATCGAGTACCGGGCCCTGCGCGCCATCCGTGACCGCGACGCCGACATCTCCGCGGCCCGCGCCATCCGCGACGCGCTGTCCTCGACCCTCACCTCGTCCGACGTCGAGGCGCACCGCATCCTGGAAGGTCTGAAGGCGCGCAACTTCGTCGAGGAAGCGCCCGGCAAGGGCTGGCAACTGAGCGCGCCCGGGCTGCGCGTGATGACGTGATCTGGAAGTCAGGAAGAATATGACCAAGCCATCGCCATATCTCCTGCCGGACGGCAACGTGCAAATCGCTTTCTCGGGCGGGCGCACCTCGGCCTACATGCTGCACCACCTTCTCGAAGCGAACGGATCTCTGCCCGACCAGGCGGCCTGGTGGGAGCGAATGGAGGCTCTGGCCTCGGACCTGTCCAACGCGAAGGGCCAAACGCCGGGGCGCGGGGCGTGGTTCTCGAAGCGGTACACCCGGCGCGAGATGCGCGAGTTCATGGAGCGGCAAGGAGACTGGGCGCTCTCCACCGAGGGCGTCCTATGTCAAGCCGATGACGGGGAGTGCATGGCATGACCCGCAAGCGTGCCAACATCATGCTGATCGGCCAACAGCCCGGCGAAGAGGGCAGGGCGCTGAAGTATCGCCCGGAATTCTGCGACGCGGTCAGGCTCATGGCCAACGAGGGCATGTTTCCGGAAGAGTGGTGCGCGCAGATCGGCGTCACCATGTCGACGCTCTTCAACTGGGCCAACACCTATCCTGACTTCGAGCGGGCGGTGAGCGAGGCCTGGCACATCCTCAACGCGCACTGGACGAAGAAGGCGCGCGAGATCGTGTCCCGCCCGGCGCTCTGGTCGGATCTGAAGGCCACCGTCTTCCTCGAAATCCTGCGCAAGCGCTTCCCTGAAACCTGGGGGAAGAACGCCCGCAACACCCAGGAGACGTTCGAGAACCGCAGGACCGAGATGGACGAGGAGGCCGGGCGCAGCTCCTCGCCGCTCTTCGACCAGGATTCGATCCGCCGCGCTGCGACCGAGGACATCGAGCGGCGCATCGCCGAACTGGAAGCCCGCCGCGAGGCCATGAAGGACAGGAAACCATGAGCGAGGAGGCACGGAAAATGGGATGCGTCGTTCAAATCTGGTTGGAGCGCGAGGAGGAGGACAAGCACAAGCGCTGGCCCTTCACCATCATCGAAACCGACTTCGAGGACTTTGCGGCCTTCCTCGAAGCCGTCGACGCCGACCGCCTCATCTGCGCCTCGCGCCTCGACACCACCTGGGGCGAGGGCAAGGGCGAACGTGTCGTCATGCGCCGGGTGCCGATTGCCTTTCGCGGCCGGTCCATGCAGCGCGCGGAACTGCCGACATGGTCGTTCGTCGAGGTGAAGGGAACCATCGAATGAGCACCAAGGACTACACCTGGAAGGAGGTTTCCATGGGTATCAACCTGAGCCGCGAGGCGGTCGAGGAGCACCTGTTCCAGCGCATCCGCGATCCCTGGTGGCGCCGCCCGCTGGTCTGGGCGCGCATCCTGAAGCCGCGCTATCGCAAGATCACCCTGGGCGAGGCGTTGGGTCTGATGATCTACGGCGACGCCGCCGAGGTGCCGGACCAGTTCCAAGGGCTGCAGCGGCCGATCCTGGGCGAGGAGGGCGAGGAATGACCGTCATCGCTCTCCTCCTCGTTGCCCTCTACCTCGCCGTCGCCTACGGCTGCTGGCTGCGCATCGGCGCCGTCACCCGCGGCAAGGAGATCGAGGACAAGCCCATGGCCATCGCGCTCGCGCTCGCCTGGCCGGTCCTGCTGGGCGTCATCATCGTGCGCGGCGTCGAGGGGGGGCATGGCCGGTGATGTCGAGCGCTTCCTGGCCGCGCTGCGGTCGGCGCATCCGGATATGGAGGCGCTGTTCCTGCGCGGCCAGTGCTATGCGCTCTGGCTCATCCTGCGCACGCTCTGGCCGGAGGCGCAGCCGCTCTACTCGGCGAGCGAGGGGCATGTCTACGTCCGCATCGCCGGGGGTGTCTACGACATCCGCGGGCGCCACCTGCGACTGCCGCGCGATCTGCGCCCGCTCGGCCACCGCGATTCCGACAAGCCGCACCGCTGGGGCCGACGGGACCGCCGCCGCCTCGTCGAAATCGGTGTAAGACGGATCTCGTGACGCGGGGCAGGGCAGATGACGATCCATCCATCCGAGATCGAGGAGCGTCTGAAACTCCTCGACGAGATCGACCGCAGGAAGGCCAAGGACAGTTTCCTCGCCTTCTACATGCGGATGACCGGATTCCTGCCGCCCGACCACCTGCGCCTCGTGGCCAAGCTGTTGCAGTCGATGGAGGAGGACAAGGTCGACCGGGCGATGATCTTCGCGCCGCCCCGGCACGCCAAGACCCTGACCGCGACCATCCTATTCCCGGCCTGGCTGATGGGCCGGCACCCGACCACGGCGCTGATGAGCGTCGTCCACACCCAGGACTACGCCGGCAAGGTCGGCCGCAAGGTCCGCAACCTGCTGCGCTCGACCGCCTGGCCCTTCGACGAGGTCGGCCTGTCCGACGACAGCCAGGCCCGCGAGCACTGGACCACGCCGCACGGGGGCGAATACAACGGCTTCGGCGCCACCGCCGGCAACCAGCACGGCAACCCGGCCGAATGGCTCTTCATGGACGACCTGGTGAAGGGCCGGAAGATCGCCATGTCGGCGCACATGCGCGACGAGGTCTGGGAGAACTACACCACCGACATGCTCTCGCGCCTTCAGGGCCGCGCCAAGCAGTTGATGACCTTCACCCGCTGGCACCAGGACGACCCGGCGGGCCGCATCCTGCCCGAGGACTTCGACGGCCGCACCGGCTGGTACAAGGACCGCAACACCGGCGAGAAGTGGTTCGTGCTCTGCCTGCCGGCCGTCTGCGAGCGCGATGACGACCCGCTGGGGCGCGCCAAGGGCGACTGGCTCTGGCCGGATCGGTTCGGCGAGGACAAGCTGGGCGGCATGCAGAAGCGCGGCGGCTGGCGCTGGTCGGCGCTCTACCAGCAACGCCCGAGCCCGGAAGAAGGCCTCCTCTTCACCAAGGACCACATCGGCTGGTACAACCCCGGCACCCTCGACCGCACCCGGCTGCAAATCTACGGCTCCTCGGACTATGCCGTCACCGCCGAGGCCGGCGCGCACGATCCGGATTACACCGTGCACCTGGTCTGGGGTGTCGACGATGACTGGAACCTCTACCTCCTCGATGGCTGGCGCGGGCGCACCGAGTCCGACGCCTGGGTGAGCGAGTTCTGCCGCCTGGTGCGGCTCTGGAAGCCCCTGCGCTGGTTCGAGGAACAGGGGCAGATCATCAAGGGCATCGGCCCCTTCCTGCGCCGCCAGATGGCGCTCGAACACGCCTATGTCGACCGGGTGCAACTGACCTCCTCGACCTCGAAGGAACAGCGCGCGCAGTCGCTCCTCGGCATGGCCGCGATGGGCAAGATGCTGCTGCCGATGCGGGCCGGCCTGTCGAAGGACATGATCCTGCTGGTCGACGCCATCGAATCCGAACTGCTGCAATTCCCGACCGGCAAGCACGACGACACCGTCGACGCCGCCACCCTCTTCGGGCGCGGGCTCGACCGCATCATCGAGGGCGTCGCGCCGAAGCGGGGGCAGGCAAAGCCGGGCGGCGAAACGCTGGACGACCTCTTCGAGCGCCACGACGCCGAACTGCGCCGGCGCGAGGACTGACCCTCTCGCCCCTGTTTCGCCGCACGAGCGCAAGCCGGCTTCCTATGGTCCACCTCGCAACGGAAACATGCGGGCGGGCTTCATGGTCAAGCGGGACATCGTGTCATCGACACAGGCGGGGCGCGACGGCGCGGAGATTGTCCCGGCCGAGAACATCCGCGAATTGACCCTGCCCGAGATCCCCGAAACCTCCGACGAGGCGGAAGAGCGCGGCCCGGATGAGGAGTGGGTCTTCTGGTCGCGCCAGATCAGTGCCGGCTTGGTCGGCGAACGCCGCTTCCGCCAGGAAGCCCTGGCCAGCGAGATGACCTATTTCGGCCCCGACAACGACGTCGGCGAGGGCAAGGCCGACGAGGTGTCGAAGGAAAACCGCATCGACGACAAGACCTCCTACATCCACTCCAACATCGACGTCCTGAAGCCGCTCATCTTCTCGGAAACCCCGCAGCCGGTCGTGCGCCGGCGCTACCATGGCGACGGGCGGGCCGATGAAACCGACCTGATGGCGGCCGAGGCGGGCCAGCGGCTCGCCACCTACCTGCTCGACACCGAACCCTTCGACGAGGCGATGAAAGGCGCCCGCGATGACTGGCTCATCGCCGGGCGCGGCACCGCCCGCGTCGTCTACAAGGCCGATTTCGTGCAGGAGGTGGTCGACGGGATCGTCGTCGAGAAGCGCCGCAACGAGCGCGTGTGTCCGCGCCACGTCGAATGGCGCCGCTTCCTCACCGCACCGGGGCATTCCTGGTACGACACGCCTTGGATCGCCATCGAGGTGATGATGACGCGGTCCAAGGTGGAGAAGCGCTTTCCGGACCACGCCCCCAAGTTCACCTATGACAAGAAGGGCCTGGTCGACGCCGACCGGGCGCATGGCGACGAGGACCGCGACAAGGGCGGATTCAGCGCGCCCACCGAGGAGAGCGGCGACCCCGGCAACAACCCCTTCGACACCGCCCCGGTCTGGGAAATCTGGAACCGCGAGAACAAGAGCACGATCTGGTGGTCGGGCTCCTGCAAGGGCGTCGTGCTCGACAAGGTCTCCGACATGCTGGGGCTGGAAGAGTTCTTCCCGATGGCGCGGCCGCTGACCGCCACCACCCGCGGCCAGGCGATGACGCCCCGGCCCGACATCCGCTACTACGAGAAGCGCGCGCAGGAGATCAAGAAGGCCTCCGACAAGATCGACAGCATCCTCTCGGCGCTCTCCGTCTCCGGCCTGATCCCGGCCACCCTGACCGACGAGTTGAAGAAGCTCTTCGACGGCGCCAACAAGATCATCCCGGTACAGTCGTGGATCACCTTCATGGAGAAGGGCGGCGTCGCCAACCTGATCCAGTGGCTGCCGCTCGAACCGATGATCCAGGCGCTCAACGCGCTGGTGCTGATGCGCGAGCAGTCGAAGCAGACGATGTTCGAGTATTCCGGCGTCTCCGACATCATGCGGGCCCAGGGCGATCCCAACGAAACCGCCACCGCGCAGCGCATGAAGGGCAACTATGCCGGGCTGCGCCTCTCCGACCGCCAGCGCACGATGGCGATCTTCGCGCTCGACACGCTGCGGCTCATGGTCGAGATCGCGCTAGAGCATTTCGAGCCCGACTATCTCTTCGACATCCTCGGCCTCGACATCCCGCGCACCGAGGCCGAACGCCTGGCCGAGATCCAGCGCCGCCAGCAGATCATGGCGCTGCACGCGCAGAAGGTGCAGTTGCACCAGGCCGCGACGATGATGGCGCAGCAGGAACAGCAGGCCGGCCAGCAACCCAGCATCAACCCGGGCCCGCCGCCGGAGGAGCCGAAGTTCGAGCGCCTGCCGGAAACCTCCTGGGAACTGGTGCACGCGCGCCTGAAGACCGACCTCGGGCGCAAGATCACCATCTCCATCGAGACGGATTCCACCATCCTCGCCGACGAACAGGCCGACAAGGAAGCCCGGATCGAATTCCTCGGCGCCTTCGCCACCTTCGTGCAGCAACTGATGCCGCTGGTCGGCACCGGCCAGTTCGACCTCAAGACGATCAAGGAACTCCTCCTCTTCGGCATCCGCGGCTTCCCGAAGAGCCGCACCCTCGAAGGCATGATCGCCTCGCTGCCCGACGAGCCCCAGGGCGCGCCCTCCGAGGATACCCAAGTCACCGTCGCCAAGATCAAGGGCCAGATCGACAAGGAGATCGAGGCGATGCGGTCGAGCGACAAGGAGAAGGACCGTCAGCACGAGTTGCGCCTGAAGGGCGTCGATCTGATGGAAGGCCTCGCCGACAAGGCCCACGAGGACGCCAGCCCGAAGAACGCCCCCACCCCAGCAAAAGGCAAGTGACCATGTTTCACATGAAACGGAACGAGAACAAACCGACCTGGAACGCCGCGCAGAGACTGATGGACAGCTTCCACGGCATCCGCCTGCGCTCCGGCCTCTACCTGCCGCAACCCGGCGCCGGCGTGCAGCGCGCCGCCCTGCGCCTCGCTGCCCACCGGGATGCACAGGCCAAGCGCCTGGCGAACACCGCCCCCCTGTGGGCGTCCATCCCCGAGTCCCGCCAGGTGCGCCGCGCCCGGATGCGCAATGCCATGAAGCGCCTGCGCTGACCCCACCACCCACCCCCAGAGGAGCACCCCGAAGATGACCACCCAAGGCGAATACCGCGTCGGCATCGACTTCAACCCGTCCGGCGACGACATGGTCGGCCAGATCAAGCGCGCCGCCGCCGATCTGATCGACCTCGTCGGCACGATCGACAGCAGCGGCCCGATGGACGGCGAGAAGGCGCGCCTGAAGGCGCTGGCGCAAACCCACATCGAGGACGCCGCCATGTGGGCGGTGAAGGCCGCGACCAAGAAGGCACCGCCGGTCGCCTTCGACGTGCCAGCCGCGGGACGCCCCGACGAGAGCGACCCGTTCCTGCAGGCGGTGCGCGAGGCCCTGGCGTCGCCCGCAGGCCAGCGCGGCGCCGATGAGGACCACATCCGCGCCCATCTGCGCCGCCGCGGCTTCCTCGCCGTCGCCGATGCGGATCTCGACACCGCCATCGCCACCATCAAGCTGAAGGGCTGACCCATGGAAGACCGTGAAGCCATCGAAATGATGACCCGCTGCATGGAAGCAATCCGCGGCCAGCGGCGGCACATCCAGGCCATTGAGCCGCAGGCTGAGGCCTTCCGCGTGATTTCGAAGATCGTCGGGCTGATCCCAGGTCCAAGCCAGGGCTACGGCGAAGACCTCGCCTGGATGCTCGAAAAGCGCATCAAGGAGCTTAAGGCCAACGAGGCCGACGGCAACATCAAGTGCGAGCCGGAGGGCTGAGAGATGCGGGCCGTCGATCTGTCGAAAGCGGACTTCGAGCGCGTCTTCGGCCCGCGCGAGCCGATGGAGGCGGGAACGCGCAAGCGCTCCTGCCGCTCCTGCGGCGGCTGGCACGACCTCAACAAGCCCTGGCCGCACAACTGCCGCCCGCCGGCGCCGCCGAAGAACCCGGATCTTGCCACGCCGCAGATCGCGCCACCGTTCCAGGCCTTCAAGACCGGGGAACTGGACGGCGCCGAGATCATCACCAACCGGCACGAGAAGCGCGAGTACATGGAGCGCCACGACCTCGTCGAGTACGACGCCGGCGTGAAGCCCGACAACCCGTCCGAGCGTGAGATCGAGCGCGAGTACGTCCAGGACTTCAAGCGCTTCATGGAAACCGACCCGCTCAACATCGAGCCGATCGACCGCGTCGGCGAGATGGACAACGACGGGGCAGGGGACATCACCGTCGACGACATCGAGGTGGCAAAATGAGCCGGGGCAAGCCGCAGGACATCCTGCCCAGACGACCAGGCGAAACCGACCGCGAGCGCCGCTTCCGCGAAACCATCAACCTGCATTGCGGCAAGGCGGTGGCGACGCTCGACGAGTTCATCCAGTTGCGCACGGCGGATTCCGCGCCCGCCCGCGCCCGGCACATCGCGCGCGGCCACATCGTCGATTTCGCGATCAAGGCGCTCTACGCCTATTCCCTCACGGTCGCGGTCGACGACAAGACAGGAGAGACAGATGAAGCGCCTGAAGGACTACAAGCCCGAACCCATCGCGCCTGACCCCGAGCAGATCGCGAAACTCGACAAGACCCGCTCGAAGACCGGCGTCCGCGTCGGCATCGGCACCGCCGCCTGGGCGCTCGACTGCGCGCTCTCCGGCCTCACCATGAAGCGGGCGGGATGGGTCGGCGCCAAGATCCTCGTCCTCGGCACGCAGCCCGGAAAGATCACGCTCACCGACGAGGACATCCGCGCCCAGGACTGGGTCATCGCCTGACCGCCCGCAAGGGGGTTTCGCCGCACAGGGACAGAACGCCCGGCCATCGTTGCCGGGCGTTTTCACATCCCCACGCGAAGGAACCAGCCATGAGCGGCACCGAAGACACCCAGAAGGACATCGACCTTTCCATCGAGGACGACGAGGACGACGACCTGTCCGCAGTCATCCGCAAGGCGATCTCCGAACAGGAAGAGCAGGCCGAGGCCAAGGATGACGCCGGCCTCGACGCCCCCCTCGACGACGCCCCCGACACCCGCAAGACGGTGAGCCAGGAAGACGGGCTCGAACTCGCCGACAAGGCGCGCTTCTCCTCGAAGCGGGCCGAGAAGGCGCTGCAGGACCAGATCGACGCAGGAGGGAAGACCGATGACCAGACGCCGCCCGCTGACGCTGCCAAGGCACCTGCCAAGGCCGAGGGAGCGGAAGGCGAGACGGCGCAAACGCAAGGCGCGGCTGACGACCTGACCAAGGCGTCGCCCGACACCCTCCTCGATGGCCTCGATGAGGGCCGCAAGGGCGAGATCGCCCGCCGCCTCGGCGCCGCCGACAAGGTCATGGACCTCTTCAAGGGCCGCGACGAGGAACTGAAGATCCACGGCGTCAGCGCGCAGCAGGCGATGGAACGGCTGCTCTACCTCAACTCCTTCGCCCAGCAGAAGCCCGACGAATACCTCGCCTGGGTGGCGCAGCAGGTGGGCGGGTCGGAGCCGCAGAAGGTGCTGGAACGCGCCGCCAAGCTGCACGGCTACAGGCTGGTGAAGGAGGCCGACGAGGACGACATCTTCGCCGATCCCGACGCCAAGCCCGCGCCCGCGAAGACCGACTTCGGCCCCGACAACCCGGCCGAGGTGTCGCGTCGCGCCGCCGAACGCTCGCTCTCCGACTTCGTGAATGCCAAGGACGAGTCCGGCCGGCTGAAGCATCCGAACTTCCAGGCGCTGCATCCGCGCATCGCGCAGATGGCGGCCGAACACGTCCGCACCACCGGCAACTACGTCACCGGCGACGACCTGGCGCGCTTCTACGGCGAGGCCGAGGCCGAGATGCGCAAGACCTTCGGCGACGCCGATCCGGCGCCTCAGCCCGCGAAAGACACATCTGCCGCACAGCCCGCACAGCCCGTGGCAGACAAGACCCAGACACAGGCGGCAGACCCGCAGGCCAAGGCCCGGGCAGCCAGCAAGAACATTGACGGAGGTGGCCAGGGTGCCAGCCGTCGCCCCGCGCTGTCGGAAGACGCCGATCTTGAGGATGTCATCAGACATCACGCCGGCCTCTGACCAACCCGGCTGACCGCGGGCCCGCTTATGGAAGGATAGATCATGAGCAACCCGAACTGGGGCGAAGTGGCGACGGCGACCCTGGCGCACCGCCGCAAGAAGATCGCCGACGCGGTCAGCCGCAACAACATCCTGTTCTACGAACTGAAGCGCCGGGGCCGCATGCGCACCATCGGCGGCGGGCGCACGATCACCACGCCGCTGATGATGGGGGACGAGAATGCCAACTTCCAGTGGTACATTGGGCGCGAAACGCTCAATGTCGCCGGCCAGGAAGTCCTGACCTCGGCGGAATTCCCGTGGAAGCAGTATGCCTGCGGCGTCTCGCTGTCGGGCCTCGAAATGCTGCAGAACGACGGCGCCGAACAAGTCATCTCGATGATGCGGGCTCGCACCATGCACGCCGAGAAGACGATCCAGAACCAGCTTCATTCGGCTGGCCATGGCGACGGCACCGCCTCCGGCGGCAAGGTCTTCGGCGGCCTCTCGCTCCTCGTCTCCTCGACGGCGGGCGCGACCGTGGGCGGGATCAACTCCGGCACCGCGACCTGGTGGGACAACCAGCGCAACGCCATCGGCGGCGTCGCCCCCGACAAGGCGACGATCTACGGTGACATGCTGGACCTGTTCCTCGACACCTGCCGCGGCTCCGACAAGCCCAACCTGATCATCTCGGATAACGAGTGGTATTCCACCTTCTCCCAGGCCCTGCAGGCGCAACAGCGCTTCATGGACAAGGCCCTGGCGTCGGCGGGCTTCCCGAACCTCATGTTCGAGACGGTTCCGGTCGTGGCAGACGGCGGCCAGGGCGGCTATGCGCCGGCCGGCATGAAGTTCCTCAACCTCGAAACCATCGAGATGATCATGCACAAGAACCGCAACAACGTGGTGCTTGGCGGCCCGCGCCGTCCTCTGACCGAGGACTCGGACACGATCATCATGGCCGGGATGGGCAACTTCGTGAACGACAACCGGAAATTGAACGGCATCCTGACCCTCTGACCGAGGGCTGAAACACCGGCCGGGGGCGGCACCGCCCCTGGCCTTTTCTCCATCATCGGGACAGACCCATGCAACCCTTCACCACCCCCCTCGTCAACATCCAGAACCAGCAGGCGCAGCGCCGCACCGGCGTCGGCTACGCCCGCGACTATTCCGACATCGACCTGTCCGGCGATCTGCGCTCGGTCAGTTCCCGCGGCGGGCTCAACGTCCAGTTCTTCTGGATGCGGGTCCAGACCAAGAGCCGCAACGCCCGCACCAACGGGCGCATGGAAACCCGCCTCTGCGTGGCGCTGCAGCCGAAGGGCGATTCCAAGACCATCGCCACCCGCTTCATCACCGAACCGCAGGCGCAGCGCGAATTCCCGATCGAATGGGCGCAGTTCAAGGAGTACCAGGAGACGCCGACCGCCGGCACGCCGCTGCACGAACTGCCCGGCATTTCGCAGTCCCAGATCGCGCTCCTCGCGCTCCACGGGCTGCGCAGCGTCGAGGATCTGGCCGAGGTGCCCGAGGACGTCGTCTCGCAGATCGGCTACGACGCCACCCAGGCCCGCAAGATCGCCACGCACTGGCTGTCGCGCCGCGAGGTCAACCTGCCGCTCATCTCGGCGGCCGAGGTGCAGGCCCGCGCCGACATCGAGAGCAAGACCCTGCGCGACCAGATCGCCGCCCTCGAACACCAGATCGCGGTCCTGAGCGCCGCGCAGCAGGTGCAGGCCGGCGCGACGGCAGGGGCGGCCTCCACCGGCGTGATCGAGGTCGCGAACGAAGCCCCGACCGCCCGCGAGGTGCCCTTCGAATTCGGCCCCTCCGACGTCGTCGCCGGGTCCGACGACCTCAACGCGGGCGCCGATCCCGACCCCCTGGCAGACTGAGAGGTCATCATGGCGCGATCCATCCTTCAGATCGCCCAGGAAGCCGCGGAGCGGGACAAGACGGCGCCCGCTCCGGCGCAGCTTTTCGGCACCAATGACCGCATCGCCCGCATCCTGCGGGTCGCTGCCAAGGACACCTGCCGCGACCTGATGCGGCAGACGGCCTGGATGGGCCTGTCCGAGTTCCAGAGCACCTGGGTGCTGGCGCTTGAGGCCGGCAAATACGCCTATCCGCTGCCCGAGGACTACCTGCGCTCGATCGTCAACACCGAACACCGCAACGGCTGGCCGATGGGGCTGATCGGCCCGGCGACGCCGCAGGTGTGGTCGGCCTGGCTCGCCAACGCGCAGACCGTGGCAACGCCGCTGGGCTGGCGCATCCGCAACAACATCCTCTTCATCGACCCGACGCCGACGGCGGCCGAACTGGTGACGATGGAGTACATCTCCCGCTACCTCGTCGTCTCCGAGATCGAGGCGGGCGACTATGACGCCTCGGTGCCGCCGAACGCGATCTCGCCGACGGTGCCGCGCGACGGCGTGATCACCGGCGATGCTTCCGAACTGGTCTACGAGGACACCGGGTCCGAATTCGCCTATGGCGCCGCGCCCGGCTGGGATGCCGCCGTCTGGGCGGCCGAACTCTCCGACATCCTGAAGCGGATCAACCCGCTCTCGCTCGCCGCCCCGGCGCCGCAGGTGCGCCGCGCCGAATTCACCGCCGACGCCGACAAGCCCGCCTTCGAGGACGATTACGTCCTCTCGCTGGGGATGACCTACCGCCTGCGCCGCGCGCTCGGCAAACCCTATGTCGAGCATGCGGCCGAGTACGAGGCCGAACTGGACACCAAGATCGGCACCGACGCCGGCCATGCGCGCCCGTTCCACATCGGATCGCGTGAAACCATCGACGACGTCGTCCCGCTCGGCGGCGGCACCTGGATGGTGTCCTGATGCGGCGCCAGGCGCAGATGCGCGCCGCGCGCGGGCAGGGCTATGGCGTGGGACGGGAAGTCAGCCTTCCCCTGCCCACGAACGGCATTCATGTAAATGGCAAAAATGCTGAAATATCAAACGTCTATGCGTCGGAGTTGAACAACTTTCGCACCGACGGCATTGACCTCGAACTGCGCCGCTCGGTGTCCTACGGGCCCGGCGACGAGATCGCCCTGCAGCGCATCCCCTACGAATTCGGGGCGACGCCGGCCTATATCGAACTGCGCTTCGACCGGGCGCAATGCCTCGGCGCCGAACTGATGCGGCCCTTCTACGCCGATGCGATGGTCGGCTATCTCTCCGGCACCGCCATTCTCGCCGACGGCCACGGCGACCCCGTCTCCTGGAACGGCACCGCCTTCGCGACCTCGGCCTTCACCACCGGCACCTCCGTGTCGCCGGCCGATCTCGACGGGATCGTCGTCCACCATGACCGCGTGTTCCTGTGGAAGACCGGGGGCGATCTCGAATTCTACTATGGCGATGTCGGCGCCGTCACCGGCGCGCTCACCCGCTTCCCGCTCGGGCGGCTCGGCAACATCACCGGGCGCCTGCAGATGATGATGCAGGTGACGATGGACGCGGGCCAGAACTCCAACGACGCGCTCTGCATCTTCACCACCACCGGCGACGTGGTGATCTACGAGGGCCTGAACCCGGGCGACGCGAACGACTGGAATCTGGTATCCCGGCTGCGGGTGGCGCCGCCGCTCACCCGCTACGGCACGACGCGGGTCGGCTCCGACGTCTGGTTCCTGACCGCGAACGGCGTCGCCTCGATCCTCAACACCATCTCCCAGGGCGTCCTCGCGCTGGTCAGCCCCTTCACCCGCCCGATCGCCGCCGATGTGCGCGCGCTGGTCGCGGCGGGCGGGCTCGAATGGGGGCTGCACGCGACCGCCGACGGCTCGGCGGTCCTCATCAACGGCTATGATCCGGTCGCCGGCACCGGCACGCAATTCGTCTACGACAGCGAAAGCCAGGCCTGGACCACCTCGGATCTTCCGGCCCGGTTCTGGCACAACCTCGACCTGACCACCGAATTCACCCATGGCGACGGCCGCCTCGGCACGGTCGCCGCGGTGCAGGGCGGCGGCGAGAGCATCACCGCACGCTGGGCGACAAGCTGGATGCGGCTCGGCGGCGGCGAACTTGCCTACATCAAGCCCACGATCATCGCCAAGGGCGCGCTCGCGGTGACGGTGACGGTGCTGTCCAACCACGACGAAACCGCCTCCGACATCGCCGAAGCGGTGCAGGCGGTGACGATCCAGCCCGACAACACCCCCGACGCCGGCGGCGGCCTCGTCTCGCTCGACGAGGAGATCGGCGTCGACGCCGTCGGCGACAGCTACAAACTCATCATCGAGATCACCGCGCAATGGGCGAAGATCGTGAACCTGACGGCGGGCGTGATCTGACCCCGCCACCCCCCCGCATCGTCGACGGCGTGCTTTACGGCGCCGATGTGCCGGTCGCGCGCTGGGTCGAACGCCGCGTCGCCGGCTACACGCTCCACGGCGGCGAGCGCGCCCTGGGCGTGCTGAGGGGCGAGAAACTGGTCGCGGGCGTCATCTACGACCGCTTCAACGGCATCCACATCGAGGCCACCATCGCCGCCGAAGCGGGCTCGGCCTGGGCCCGGCGCGCGGTGCTGCGCCACCTCTTCGGCTACCCGTTTCACCAGTTGGGCTGCCTGGCGATTTCCGTGGTCGTTCCCTCGACGAACCTGGCCAGCCTGAACCTCGCGACCAAGCTGGGTTTCACCCCGGAGGCCATCGTCAGGTTCGCCGCACACGACGGGTCGTCGTTGGTAGTGCTCAAGATGTTCCGCGACAACTGCAAATGGATCGGCGATCATGGGCAAGAAGAGCAGCAAGGCACCGGCGGCGCCTGATCCGCAGAAGACCGCAGCGGCCGAAGCGCAGTACAACCGCCTCGACACCTACAGCCCGACCGGCTCCGGCGAGCGCTACGGCTACACCGATGCGAGCGGCAACTTCGTGCAGGGCGTGGCGCCGACCGGCATGCAGTCGGCGGTCAAGATCCTTGAGAGCCCGCAGGAGGCGCTTCTGCGCTCGATGCTGGAACCGGCCTCGATCTCGCTCACCCAGCGCGTCATCGACGACAACGTCGCCGGCATGCCGGATGCGGCGCGCGTCCAGGACCGCTCCGACGTCGCCTCCGACATCTTCAACCGCAACTTCTCGCTGATGAAGCCCGCCATCGAGCAGGGCCAGACCCGGCTCCTCACCAACCTGCAGTCGCGCGGCATCCCGATCGGCTCCGAGGCCTTCAGCGAGGCCTATGGCGCGCAGCAGCGCGAAACCGAGGACACCATCTCGCGCCTTGCGCAGGATGCGAACGTCGCGGCGGGCCAGGAACAGTCGCGCCAGTTCGGCCTCGACTCCGCGGCGCGCCAGGGCTCCATCGCCGAACTGGTGGCGGCCCTCGGCGGCGGCTACAACCCGCCCTCGCCGGTGCCCTCCGGCAATGCGCCCAGCATCAACTACTCCGGCATGGTCAACCAGAAGTACCAGGCCGACCTCAACGCCTACAATTCGGCGCAGCAGAGCAAGGCGCAGTCGGCCGGCGCCCTCGGCTCGATCGCGGGCGGGCTCCTGATGAAGTCGACGCGGACCTCGAAGAGCCTGCACGGGCAGGTCAACATCACCGCCGCCGCCGATGCCATCCAGAAGATGCCGCTCCTCGTCTGGCGCTACCTCGAAAGCCAGCGCCCGCCGGGCGACCGCGGCGATGTCCACATCGGGCCGATGGCCGAGGCCTTCCACGGCCTCACCGGGCTGGGCGACGACAAGACCATCTCGGTGATCGACTTCCTCGGCCTTCTCGCCGCGGCGCTGCAGCACACGCTCCTCCGGGTGCAGATGCTTGAGGCGAAGGAGATGGCGGGGAGGGTGCACTGATGAACCTGCTTGGCAAGATGGGCGGCGGCGCGTCCGGCGGCATGCCCCGCCCGGTCCCGCGGCCCTCCTCCTTCGACATGCCCGGCCAGGAACGCACAGCCGGCGGCCTCTTCGGCTCCATGTCCTCGCAGCAGCGCTACGACCTCGCCCGCTCGATGCTGGAACAGGGCATGGCGCAAGCCTCCGGCTCGACCAGCCCGCTCCTGCAGTTCCTCGCCCCGGTCGTGGGCGCGATGGGCATGGGGCGTCTGGAAGCCAAGCACGGCGCCGCCCGCGACGCCGAGATCGCCGCGATGACCGGGAAGCTGAACGGCGGCCAGCCGCTCGACCCGGCGATGCAGGGCTATGCCGACATCCTCAACAACGAGAACGCGCCCGAGTACCTGCGCACGCTGGCGAAGGAACGGCTTCTCGAAACCATGCGGCCCTCGAAGGCGGGCGGCGGCGGCTCGGCCGCGCCCGGGCGCGCGCCCTCGAACACCGACGCGCTTCTCGCCTCGATGTTCTACAACGCCGGGCTTGAGACGAGCGACGGCGGCGTCGCGATCACGCCCGCCGAACAGGCCCGCATCGACGCCGTGACCCGCGCCCGCAGCCGGTCCAGCAGCGTCTCCTACGACTACGGGGCGCCTTCCGTCGGCTCCGAGAGCGACCCGCTGATGATCTCGCCCACCCCCGACAACGATCCGCTTGGAATCCGCTGATGGCTGACCTGACGATTGCCGACGTTCGCGCCAAGTTCCCGCAGTACGACGACCTGTCGGACCAGCAGCTTGCGGACGCGGTGCACCAGAAGTTCTACGCCGACGTGCCGCGCCCTGACTTCTACGCCCGGATCGGCCTCGCGGTGGCGCCCTCGGCCGCCAATCCGACCGCGGCCCCGGAAGACACCGCCGGCTTCTCCTCGGATCTCCTCGCGGCAATGGGTGGTAGCACCCCGGCACCGCCCAGGACGCCCGCCCCGGCGCAGATCGACGCGCCCGCCGCGCGCCCGATGCAGCCCGGAAGCCTCATCGAGGCGATGACCGGGCATGACGCGGCCCCGGTGATCGACCGGACCCGCCCGCCGAGCCCGCCCGTGCGCCCGCGCGAGGGCGGGCTCGAATTCGGCATGATGGGTGGTGCCTCGCCGGAGACGGAGGCCTGGGCGCGGCGCGAGATCGCACGTCAGGAGGCCGAACGCATTGATTTGGTTCGACCGAAGGACTCCCCCGGCATTGCCCCGGCATTGCAGCGGCAAGCCACCACCGCCGCGCCGGACCCGTTCGCGGGCGAGGGCATGGGCGATATGGCCGCCCGTCGTGGCCAGCAGTTCGCGCGCGGCGCCACCACCGTCATCGCCTCGGTGCCGGAGGCGCTGGAACTTCTCGGCCGCGACATCGTGCGCACGCGCCTGCCGACCTTCAACCAGGCCGGCGCGGCGCTGTCGGCCGAGCGCGAAACCCTTCTCGGGATCATCGAGGCCGAGGGCGCGGAGAGCCAGCGCGGCCGTGCCGCCGCGTTGCGGCTGCAGGCGGTCGATGGCGAACTGATCCGCGCCGCCCGCCTCGTCCAGGAGGACGCGGCGCGCCTCGAAATCCCGCTCGAAGACACCAAGGGCTTCAAGGCCGGGAAGGCGCTGCGCGCCGCCTCCGAGGAGACGTTCGGGACGCCCGACCCGCGCGACACCGGCTTCTGGGCCAAGCTGGCCGAGGGCGGCGGCAGCGTCGCGGGCTTCGCCGGCGCCTCGCTTCTCGGCGCCCCCCTGGGCCCCGGCGGCGTCCTCCTCAGCGGCGGGCTGACGGGTGCCGCGACGAATTCTTCGCAACTATACCAGGAGGCCATCCAGGCGGGTGCGGACGAGGAAACCGCCCTGCGCGCGGCGCGCATCGGCGGCCTCGTCGGCTCCTCCGAGGTGCTGCCGATCGGGCGGGCGCTGAAACTCCTGCCCAAGGGCATGCGCAACAAGGTCGGCGGCTTCTTCTTCAAGCGCCTCACCCATATCGCGGAATCGGCCGGCGAGGAAGCGGCGCAGGAATTTGCGATGCAGGTGGCCAACAACTGGGTTGCCAAGGGGTTGTATGACCCGGAGCGCGGCTGGTTCGATGGTGCAGGCGAAAGCGCCCTGATCGGCGCCATCCTCGGCGGCGGCATGGGTGCCATCGGCTCCGCGCGTGGCGAGGGCAAGGCCGACCAACTGCCCATGCGCACGCCGGACGAACCGCGCGAGCGGCAACCGCAGCAACCGCCCGCGCCGCTGACCGACCCGCTCCTGGCGGCGATGGGCGCTCCGGCACCTGAAGCCCCGGCTCCTGCGCAGCCCGCGCCCGCGCAACCGCAGGCCCCGGCTCCGGAGGCGGCACCGGTCCAGCCCGCGGCTACAACAAAGGCGCCGGAAGCAGCACCCGCGGCGCCGGAAGCCCAGCCGCAGGCCGATGCCGGCCGCTACGAGATCATGGACGAGGTCGAGACGGTCGACGGCGAGACGCGCCCGACCGGTCGCAAGGTCCGCATCGACATGGAGACAGGACAGGCGTCCGTGGTGGACGCCAACGAGGCCGCGGCGGGTTCCGACGCTGCAGGCGCGCCTGGTGGCGCTGATGCTGGTCAGCAAGGCCAGGAGAGCCAGCCGCAGGGCAGGGAGGCGAAAGGGGTGACGTCGCCCGCGCCCGCGGCTGGCGGCGCGCGCCCGGCGCCGCAGCGCAAGTTCCTCTCCCACGAGGAGACGCTGGCCATCGAAACCGACCCCGACACCTTCCAGTACAAGGGCGGATCGGACACCGAGGGCGTCACCAGCGCCCTCAAGGGCGTCAGCCGCTTCGATCCCAACCGCGCCGGCCAAGTGGTGATCTTCGAGACGAAGGACGGCCGCCGCATCGTCGCCGACGGCCACCAGCGCACCGGGCTCGCCCGCCGCATGGCGGATGCCGGGCAGGAGGATGTCGGCGGCATGGCGGCGGTGATCTACCGCGAGGCCGACGGCTACACGCCCGAGGAGGTGATGGCGCTCGCCGCGCTGAAGAACATCGGCGAGGGCTCCGGTTCGGCGGTCGATGCCGCCCGCGTCCTGCGCAGCCGCAGCGAGACGATCGAGGATCTGGGCCTGCCGCCGAATTCCGCCCTGGTGCGCGATGCCGAGGGGCTGCGCCGCCTCTCCGTCGACGCCTTCGGCATGGTGGTGAACGGGGCGGCGAGCGAGCAGCACGGCGCCATCGTCGGCCGCGCGGTGCCGAACCAGGAGGTGCAGGCCAATATCCTCGGCCTGCTTTCCCGGCTGAAGCCCGCGAACGCCTTCCAGGCCGAAACCATCGCCCGCCAGGCGGCGGCCGAGACGACCACCGAGACGCAGGACTCGCTGTTCGGCCCCGAGGAGATCGCCACCAGCCTCTACCTCGAACGCGCCAAGGTGCTCGACGGCGCCGTGAAGGCGATCCGCGACGACATCCGCACCCTGACCGACCGCGCCGATGCGATCACCGGCGCCGGTAACGTGCTGGCGAAGGACGAAAACACCCGCCGACTGGACGCAGACGCGAAATTGCGCGACTATCTGACGTCCCAGGCCAACATGAAGGGGCCAATCAGCGATGCACTCGGACAAGCAGCCCGCGCCGTCAAGGACGGAACGCCCGTCGCAGCGGCAACTCGACGCTTTGTCGAAGATGTCCGCAGAGCGCTTGAAGGCGATGGGACAGGAGGCCAAGCGTCTTCGGGAGGAAGAGGCGAGCCTGAAGGCCAGCCGCGCCAAGAGCCGGTAAGCCCGCCCGAGGGCGATCTGCTGGCCGCCATGGGGGCGACGCCGCAGACGCAGACGCCCGCCGCGAAGCCCGAACCGGATCTTCTCGCCGCGATGGGGGCGGCACCGGCGAAAAACCCGGAGCCGGATGCGAAGGCGAAGGCCGAGGCCCAGGTCAAGGCGAAGCAGTCGAAGATGGGCACGACGACGCCGCAGGGCGACGCCGGTCCGCTCTTCAACGCGCAAGCCGACATCGAGGACGCCAAACCCGCGCTCGCGACGACAGCCGCCGTGCGTCGCGCCGCTCTCATCGACGAACACACCAAGGGCCCGGAAACCCCGCCGGAGGAATTCGCCGACCTCTTCGACCAGCCCGAAGGGCAGAAGCTGATCGCGAAGATGGAGGGCAAGACCCCGAAGGAGCGCCGCGCCATCGCCGATGACTGGGTGCTGAAGACGGGTCGCAAGGCCGGATCAGAACACCTCGTCGTCTTCGACGCGCAGGGCGTGCCGGTCATCATCGCCCGCGGCGGTCGCGCCTCCATCTGGGTGCCGGAATGGGCCTATTTTGCCGGCGACGCCGGCGATCTCGGCTATGCGACCCACAACCACCCCGGCGACGGCGGGCTGTCGGCGCAAGACCTCGTCTCGATGATGGCGATGCAGATCGAGATCAAGGCGATGGGGCACGCGGACGTCGTCCACGGGGCCAAGCCGGGTCCGGTCAAGCCCAGGAACGGGCTGCCGCCGCACAGCGAACGCACGCTCACCTTCAGCGAGGCGATCCGCTATGGCGCCGACCGCGTCCACGCCGGACTTCAGGACCGCATCAATGGCCTGACGGGAGACGCCTTCACGCAGAGGGCGGCGCTCTACAAGCGGGCGCACTATGCCATCCTCAACGTCATCCTTCACCGGATGGGCATCATCGAATACACTGGCGACGCCGACAGGGTGATCGCCGAAGCGGGAGTTCAGGTCGATGACTTCATCGAAACAGTCGAAGCGGTCGTTCTTGATGGGTTTGGACGGGCCGGATTCCTTGTCTCCGAGATCCGAGATCACCTCCGCGCTGGAAAGCCTGAAGGCGATGGAGCCGACACCGGCGGTCGAGGCCGAGCGGAAGCGGCTGAACCGGCTGATGGAGACGGCGACCGAGGCGGGCGGGTTCGCCAGGACGGCAAGCCAGAGGTAAAGGACGACTTCGGCGCCGCGCTCGATGACCTCTTCGGCGCGAAGCCGGAGAAGCCCGCGCGCTCGAAATCAGACATCGCGAAAGACCTGGGCGACATCTTCGGCGAGGATGGCGACCTCTTCAACATGCCGGAACAGCCGAAATCCGGCCTGACGGCGCGCGAGCGGGCCGAGATCGAGGCGCGCCAGCGGCAAAGCAAGATCCGCCGCGCCAACCAGACCCGGGTCGAGGACGACCTGCAAAGCCTCTTCGGTCACGACCGCCAGGGCAACCTGTTCGGCGAGGGCGACATCGACGAGGCCAAGTACGCGCGCGCTGCGCCGGTCTTCAAGGAGGCCCTGGCCGACATCGACGTCGCGAACACGCCGCGCAAGGACGTCTTCATCGCCATGATCCGCCCGCTCATCGCGGCCGGGCTCAATCGCCAGGCGATCGAGAACATGCGCCCCTACTTTGAGCGCTTCTTGAACGACGTCGACCGTGGTATCATCTCTCTTGCGAAGGGAACGGAAGATGCACAACGCACCGACGGCAATCTGGAACGCGATCGCGGAGACGCAGCCGCTCAAGACGGCCTGGGCAAAGCAGATGTTCCCGCTGCCGGAAGACCTGATGGAAAAGGCGCTGGAACGGGAAGAGGCGCGCCTGATCAAGGAGACGGGCGACAGCCGGGTGGCGAGCGCCTACCTTCTGGTGATGCCGCTCCTGTGGGAACAGAAGGCAATCCGCCGGTTCAAGGAAGCCGGGGGGCCGGGAAACAGCCTGCCGATGGTGGAAACCGCGCAGCAGGCCGCAATCCTCGCGAGCCGGGAATATCCCCTGACGAAAGCGCAACTGAAGCTACTGTCCGACATGCTCAGGACGGCCCCGAACTAAAGGGCCGCGCCGCCGCGCAACGCGCCGCCGACGAGCGGGCCCGGCGCGGCATCAAGCTGGGCGACGAGGAGGACGTGCGGGCCACCCTGCCGCTCCTCAAGCCCGAACAGCAGGACGACGTCGTCAAGATCGAGCGCCGCTTCGCCAAGCCGGACGGCCACGGCATGATGCTGACCAACGGCACCGGCACCGGCAAGACCTATTCCGGCGGCGGTGTGATCAAGCGCTTCGCCCAGGCCGGCAAGACCAACATCCTCGTCATCGCCCCCTCCCAGGGCATCCTCGACCACTGGGCCGAGGCGCTGCACGATCTCGGGCTGAAGGCGAGCAAGCTGGACGACACGAAGACGGCCGGCGAGGGGATCGTGCTGACCACCTACGCCAACGTCGGCAAAAACCGCGCGCTGGCCTCGCGCGAATGGGATTTGATCGTTTCCGACGAGGCCCACAAGTTGAGCCAGAACGCGCAAGGCGACGCCACCTCGGCGCTCGACACGCTCCGCGCCATCTCGCACCGGCCGTCCGACCTCTGGCGCAAGTCCGAGATGATGCGCGCCGCGGAATGGGACCGGCTGCGGGCGATGAAGGACGGCGAGGCCAAGACCGCGCTCGCCCATCGCCTCTACGAACAGCGCAAGCAGGACGTCGAACGGCTCTCGCAGCGCCCGCGCGCGAAGGTGCTCTTCCTCTCGGCCACGCCCTTCGCCTACGTCAAGAACACCGACTATGCCGAAGGCTACCTCTTCGACTATCCGAAGGATGGCCATGTCGGGAACAGCCGCCAGGGCGGGCAAGCGCTCTTCATGGTGGAGAACTTCGGCTACCGCATCCGCTATCACAAACTGACCCGGCCGGACGCGAACGTCGACACCGGCGTCTTCGAGCGCGAGTTCCACGAGAAGCTGAAGCGCGAGGGCGTGCTGTCGGGCCGTCACCTCGATGTCGAACCGGACTACGAGCGCCGCTTCGTGCAGACCGAGGACGCGCAGGGCACGCTGATCGACGACATCCTCAAGTTCATCCGCGAACAGGCCTACGGGCAGGGGCCGGACAAGGACGCCTATGCGGCGCTTCTGACCTCTGTCGGGAAAAGTTTCAACTATCTCAAGCGCATGCAGCTTCTGGAAGCGATCAAGGCGAAGATCGCGCAGCAGGACATCGACAAGCATCTGGCCATGGGCCGGAAGGTCGTCCTGTTCCATGATTTCAACCGGGGGGGCGGATTTAACCCCTTCGCGCCGCACGACGAGGCGGCGCTTGAAGGCTATGCGAAACTGCTCGCGGCGCGCCCAGAGGTCGCCGATCTGAACTTCCGCGGCTACCTGCCGCCGGTCCAGGAACTGAAGCAGCGCTACGGCAAGCGCGCTGTGATCTACAACGGCACGATCCCGAACAAGGAGCGCGACAAGGCGAAGACGGCCTTCAACACCGACGGCTCCGGCACCGACATCATGATCGTGCAATCGGCCGCCGGCGAGGCCGGGATTTCGCTCCACGACATCAGCGGCGGCCACCAGCGCGTGCTGATCAACCTCGGCATGCCGACCCGGCCGACGACGGCGCTGCAGGAGGAGGGCCGCATCCGCCGCGAGGGCTCCGTCTCCGACGCGCTCTTCCACTACTACACCATCGGCACCACCTGGGAGCGCCAGGCCTTCGCCCGCAAGATCGCTGAACGCTCCGGCACGGTCGAGAACCTGGCGCTGGGCAACGAGGCGCGCACCATCCGCGACGCCTTCATCGACGCCTATGAGGAGGCTTCGCCCTGGGCCCCGGGCGAGGGTGACGGCAAGGGCGGCAAGGAGCGCGACCGGGCGGTCGCCAAGGCCTCGCCCTACGAGATCGCCAAGACCCACTACTTCGGGCGCATGAAGACGGCGGGCCGGCGCGACCAGCGCCAGGGCATCGACTTCTACCCGACGCCGGAACCGCTCGCCTTCAAGATGGTGGAATGGGCGCAGATCCGGCCCTACGAGCGCGTCCTGGAACCCAGCGCGGGCGATGGCTCGATCGCGCGCTACTTCCCCGACCACTCCGACCGCACCATCGTGGAGCCGTCGGTGGAACTCCTGTCCAAGGCGGAACTCCGGGCGATCGGCGCGCGGGCGGTAAACTCGACCTTCGAGGCCTATCACGTCGTCAACAAGCATCATGCGATCATCATGAACCCGCCCTTCGGCTCGGGCGGCAAGACGGCGATCGAGCATCTGGCCAAGGCCGCCACCCATCTCAGGCCCGGGGGGCGCATTGTGGCGCTCATCCCGACAGGGCCGGCGGCCGACAAGCGCTTCGATGCCTGGTGGGACAGTGACGAAAGCGAAGGCCTGTGGCGTTCCGCCGAGGTTGCGCTTCCTGCCGTCACCTTCGAGAAGGCCGGGACGGCGGTCGCCGCGCGCATCCTCATCATCGACAAGGTCGATCCGGTCGCCAGCGACCTCCTCGGCTCCACCAGCCGCATCAACATGACCGGCGCGCAGAGCATCGGCCAGTTCTTCGACCGCCTCGAAGGCATCGCGGCTCCGGCCCGGCCGAAGGCAGCGCGCGAGGCGGTGGAAGAACTCCTCGACGAGCAGGAAGAGGCCAACCCGGCCCTGGCCGCGCCCGAACGCCCGGCCCAGCCGCTGCCGGATCAGGGCTTCAGCCTGGCGCAGACCACGCACGGCAAGACCGGCGAGGCGCTGTTCGTCGCCACCGCCACCGCGCGCGTCAGCGACGAGGCCTTCAAGGCCACGGTCGCGGTCGCGAAGCGTCACGGCGGCTGGTACTCGTCCTTCCGCGGCAAGGGCGCGGTTCCCGGCTACCAGTTCAAGAGCGAGGCGCAGCGCCAGGCCTTCCTCGACGACATGGGGAAGCCGACGACCGGGCTGCAGGAAGAGGCCGCCGGCTTTGCCCGGCCGGTCTTCTTCTCGCCGCTCCTGCGCGCGGTCGAAGGCGCCAAGCAGGCCCGCGCACCGGCGAAGGACTGGAAGGCGATCATCGCCAAGCTGCCGGGCGTGAAGAAGGCGGAAATGGAGTGGACCGGCGTTCTCGACTGGCTCGACACCGCCGACGGCCAGGTCGAACGCGCCGACATCGTGGCCTTCCTGCGCGCCAACCAGATCGAGATCATCGAGGAGCGCCAGACCGAGGAGGGCGAGGACTTCGATCCGGACGAACAGGCGGCCGAGGAGGCGCTGGGGCACGACCTCATCGAGGAGCCGGACTTCGAAATCTCCGATGGCGAGCCGCTCTATCCGGACGACTGGGACGACGAGGCGGAGTTCTATCTCGACGAGGCGCGGGAAACGCTGGCCGAGGAGGCGATGGAGGACTGGGACGAGGAGGAGATGGGCGAATTCGATCCCGCGTCGATCGCCGATGACGAGGTCATGGACCTCGCCAGGCAGATCGCCGAGGAGCGCTACGAGCCGCATGAGTATTCCGTCACGCTCTACGACCGCAACGGCGATGCCTCCTACGACGGCTACTGGAACGCCGACGACCGCAGCTATTACTTCCCCGCCCTGTCGGACGAGAACATCGACCACAGCGATGCGCTGAACCTCGCCACCGCGCCGATCATGGAGGCCCGCCAGAAACAGGTCGAGGAGAAGCTGAAGGAGTTGCTGGCCGAGCACAAGGCCAGCCAGGAGCGCCAGAGGGCCGAGGACGGCTTCGCGGTGGTCGGGTCGGCGCGGTGGCGCACCTACACCCAGGGCGGCGGCGAGAACTACCAGGAGGTGCTGCTGCGCATCCCGCTCCTGCACAAGATCGGCAAGAACCGGACTGTGCCCGTGCAGGACGTGGCGGAACTCAAGCGGATCGAATCCGAGATGGACCGCCTCATCAAGGAGAAGGGAACCCGTGTAAAGTACACCGAAGAGTACATGGCCCTGCAACGGCAGTCGACGGCGCTCACCGATGGCGTGATGGGCAAAATCCCCTTCGTGCAGTCCTCGCACTTCAGCCGCACCAACGTCGTCGTGCATGCGCGGATCAAGGACCGCCAGGACAAGGCCGGCAACCGCGTGCTCTTCATCGAGGAAATCCAGTCCGACCTGGCCTCGAAATGGCGGGAGAACACCGAGAGTGTCGAGGTCACACTTCGCAGACGCGCCCTTGAGGAGGCGTTCGAGAATCTGGCGGCAGCCGACAGGGAGGACTGGAACATCCTCGAAAACGCCGTGTCGGAACATGCCAGGGCAGCCGGCGCGAACACATGGAAGGCTTCGGTGAATGAGTTTTTGGGGAACTCCACCCCGAGCGAGCCGGACTATTTCCACAGCGACAAGACGCGCGCCGCTGTAGCCTCGTTCAATGCCGATCCGAAGGTGCAGCGCGCGGTCGAGCGGATGAAGCGCAGGGGAGGCGAGAGGACGCAGTTGAGGGGTGAACTGACCGCCCTCGGCACCGAGAAGCGCATCGACCCGATGGTGCCGCAATCGCCCTTCTCCGACCCGGAACAGTACACCGTCATGGTCAAGCGGCTCCTGCGCGAGGCGGCGGCCAGGGGCTACGGCAAGATCGCCTGGACGCCCGGCTACATGCAGGCCGAGCGCTGGAACAACGCCGCGCAAAGCGTTGTGTCGCGGATCGAATGGGAGCCCTCGACGTCCGGCACCGCGGGCGCGTCCCGCGACGTGCTCTTCCTCATGGCCGGCGGCGGCAGGGAATTTTCCGCAACGGTCGACGCCGAGGGCAAGATCCTCGCGACCGATGCCGAACCGTTCCAGGGCAAGACCCTGCAGGCGATCATCGGGCCTTCGCTGGCCAAGCAGGTGCTTGGCGAGGAGAAGGGCAACGTCGGCGGGCAGAAGATCGTGCTGCCGGATTCCGGCTATGCCATCGCCTATGACGGCCACATCCGCCGCGCCGTCGACAAGCTGACCCGCGTCCACGGCGTCAAGGCCGAGCCCGACACCTCGATCTACGACCTGATCACCGACCGGCTGGGCGCGCGCTCGACCTATCTCGAAGGCCTGACCACCGAGGAGATCATCGACCGCATCGCCAATGTCGAGCCAGCCCGCACCGAGCGGCTGCGCAACCTTCTGCGCGAAGACCCGACCAACGAGCCCTATATCCGCTCCATCGCCACGGAGCCGATTTCCGACGCCGCTTTCGTGCGCCTCTTCCGCGACAGGATGGAGGACGGCCCGCAAGTCTGGTCGGTCGAGATCAACGACGCGCTGCGTGCCGCGGCGACCGAGCCGATGCCGCTTTTCCAGCGCCAGGCGCTGCGCCGCACCAGGCCGGTTTCGCGGGAAACCATCCGCCGCATGATGCCCAGGCTCAGGGCCGAACTGGACCGCCTCGATCTGAAGCGCGTGCACCTCTTCGAGGTCGACCCGGCGCGCTATCCGATGGGCGGGCAGGACGACTGGCAGGGTCTCGTCCAGCACGGCGAGAACGGCGATCTGGAAATCATCATCGGCGCCTCGCTCGATCCGATGAAGACGATCCATCACGAGGTTATCCACATCCTGCGGGGGATGAACCTGTTCACGCCCGAGGAGTGGCGCGCGCTCGAACTATCGGCCGCGCGCAAGTGGGTGAAGGAATTCGACATCGTCGCGCGCTATCCAAACCTCACGCCCTCCGAGCAGATCGAGGAGGCCATCGCCGAGGCCTTCGCCGAGGCCGTGGCGACGAAGAAGGCGCCCGCCGGGTCGGCCGTCATCCGCGCCTTCAACAAGATCGCGCGGCTCCTCAAGGCCATCGCCAACGTCTTCCGCGGCGCGGGCTTCAACACCGTCGAGGACGTTTTCGGGCGGGTGATCGCGGGCGAACTCAGCCGCCGCAACGCCGCCAACACCGGCGCCCTGGCGATGCAGCGCGGCAGCAAGGCACAAGCCGCCCGTGTTCCGAACCGCCAGGCCCGCGCCCACATGGCAACCGCCATGGGCGGCAACGCGGCCCATATCCCCGACCGGCGCGTCTGGGAGGAACTGACCCGCACCGGGGCGCCGATCTGGCAGCGCCTGCGCCAGGGCGCCGGGGCCGCGCATGACGCCGTCGACAAGGCGCGGATCAAGATGCAGGACCGTTTCCTGCCCGTGCTCCGGGCCCAGGAGGCGGTGGTGCGCACGACCGGCGCCACCCTCAGCGCGGACCAGAACGCCTACCTGAAGGAAACCACCTTCTCCGGCAAGGTCGGCCGCCACCTCTTCGAGATCGACGAGGAATACACCAAGCCGATCATCGACATCATCGCGAAGACCAAGGGCGCGCTGACCTCGGAGGCCGTCGGCGAATGGCTCTACGCCCGCCATGCGATCGAGCGCAACGCGCGCATCGCCGCCATCAACCCGCGCATGCCGGACGGCGGGTCGGGGATGACGGATGCCGAGGCGCAGCAGATCCTCGCCGATGCCGCCGCGGGCCCCTTCGCGGCCGATCTGGACCGGATCGGCACCCTGATCGACGGGCTGCGCGAGCGGACGCTGAAACTGCGCGAGGATGCGGGCCTGATCACGCATCGCGAGGCGAACCTGTGGCGCCACCAGTACCGGCACTATGTCCCGCTCAAGGGCTTTTCCGAGACGGATCACAGCGAAGCCGTGCTCGACATCGCCGGGGTCGGGCGCCGCTTCAACACCCGCGGGGCCGAGTCGCGCCGCGCGCTGGGGCGTCGGTCGGAGGCCTTCAACCCGCTTCAGGCGGCGATCACCCAGGCGCAGGAAGTGTCCATCCGCGCCGAGAAGAACCGGGTCGGCCAGGCGCTCTACAATCTGGCAAAGGATTTCCCGTCCAAGGCGCTATGGTCGGTGAAGAAGCCGAAGATGAAGCAGGTCTACAACCGCACGACCGGCCTCGTCGAAAGCCGTCTCGAAGATCCGGTATCGCTCCTGATGGACCCGAACGAAATGGCGGTGAAGATTTCCGGCAAGGAGGTGCGCATCGTCTTCCACGATCCGCGCCTGGCACAGGCCGCCGGCAGCGTCGGCGCCGACCAGATCGGCTGGTTCGTCGGCTTCATGTCGATGGCCTCCCGCTTCTTCAGTTCCATCAACACGATGCTCGACCCGGAATTCGTGGTGCGCAACGCGGCCAGGGACATGACGGCCGCGCAACTGAACATCCGCAACTTCGGCGAGGCCGACCGCAACGCCATCGCGAAGGCGATGATCCGGAACTGGCCCAAGGCCTTCGTCGGCGCCTTCCGGGGCCAGGGCTACAAGGCCGACAGCACCTGGACGCGCTACTATCGCGAATTCGAGAAGGCCGGCGCCAAGGTGTCGTTCTGGAAGCTGGAACAGCCCGAGGCGGGCAAGTCGGATCTCGACAAGCGCATCCGCCTGGCCGGCGGCTCGCGCCTGGGACCGGTCAGCCGCTTCGTGCGCCTCTCGACCCGCGACAATCCCGTGCTGGGCTTCATCGAGCGGACCAACCTCGCGGTCGACAACGCCGTGCGCCTCGCCGCCTTCGTCGCCGCCCGCCAGCGCGGGTGGAGCGCCCAGGACGCCGCGGCCCTCTCGAAGAACCTCACGGTCAACTTCAACCGCCGCGGCGAATGGGGGGCGACGATCAACGCGCTCTATCCCTTCGCCAATGCCGCCACCCAGGGCTCGCAGGTGCTCCTGCGCGCGATCACGCACAAGCGCATGGCCAAATATACCATTGGCCTCATTGCCTTGGGTGTCATTCTTGATGCAGTCAACGCGGGCCTTTCCGGCGAGGATGACGACGGCGAACTGGCTTATGACAAGATCCCCGACTTCAAGAACCAGACCAACATGGTGGTGATGCTGGGGCCCGACTCCGACAACGGCGCGACGCTCTGGATGCCCTACGGCTGGAACCTCTTCCCCTACATCGGCCAGCAGATCGGCAAGGTGCGGCGCGGGGTGAAGGGGATGGACGAGGCGCTGGGTGATGTCGCCACCGCCTTCTTCACCGCCTTCTCGCCGATCCAGGGCGGGTCGCTTCAGTCTGTCATCACGCCCACCATGCTCGACCCGATCAACGAGATGGCGATGAACGAGGACTGGCTGGGCCGCCCGATCCGGCCGGAGAACGCCTATTCCGACTACGGGCCCGACGCCTACAAGTTCTTCGGCGGCGCCTCGGAGGCCTCGAAACTCCTCGCCGACACGATGAACCGCGCCACCGGCGGCACCATCGGCGAGAGCGGCGCGGTCGACATCTCGCCGGAGTACATCGACCACTTCTTCGGCTTCATCACCGGCGGGGCAGGGCGCTTCGTCGGCCGCGTGTCCGACCTGGTGGCGAAGGCCGCGGCGGGGAATTTCGAGGAGATCGAGCAAAGGGATGTTCCCGTCGCGCGCTCGCTCTACTATGAAACCGGAGACTGGCTCGACCGCGACCGCTACTATCGCTTCCGCGACGAGGTCAGGGAAGCCAATGCCGCGGCGAAGGCCTATCAGGAGGCGGGGGACAGGGTGCCGGATCATGTGAAGCGGCTCGCGGCGCTCTATCCGACGATGCTGCAGGCCGAACGGGCGATCAAGGCGATGAAGAAGGCCGGTTCCCAGGACCAGGGCAAGGTGTTCATCGCCTTCAACCGTCGCTTCCTCTCGGTGATGGGGAAGCAGGGTGAGTAACCGGGACGCCTCGATGGCCCTGGCTCTGGCCATGATCCTCCTGTCGATGGGCCTGGCCTACAAGGCCGGCGTCGCCGCGGGCCTGCGCCAGGCGCCGGAGCACTTCGCCCACAAGGCCTCGATCGCGGCCTCCGACGCGGCCTTCTGGGAGCGGATGGACGCCACCTTCGGCCAGACCGACACCTGCGCGGCGATCTACGATCTGGTCGCGGATGACCTGGTCGGATCGGAGTACGCGCCCGGAGCGGTTTCGCCGCACAGCGATGAGCGCTGACGACATAGTCGGCCCTGCGTAGCGCCCGGCAAGGTTCCCGGGCGGAACCTTTGCAGGGGAATGACCATGAGCAAACACGACAGCATCGCGCATACGCTCGTCTCGGCGGTGAGCGCCGGCGCCAGCTTCACTGTCTCCTATCCGTCGGGCAAATCGGCAGACGACTACCTCGGCGGCAGCGATCACATGATCGTCACGCACACGATCCGCACGCTCTTCGCCAAGTCGGGCGATTTCTCGGTGGCCTTCGGCGCCTCGAACATCACCGTGACGATGGCCTCCGGCCTGGCGCTGCCGGCGGGCGCGGTGATCTATCTCAACGTCGACCGCGCCGAGCGGGATGATCCGACCACGCTTGCGGACACCTCGAAGATGGCCGAGATGACGCTGGTCAAGATCGGCCTCGGGGCACCGGCGACGGCGGATGCCGATGGCGTCTGCGCCTCGCAGGCGCTCAATACCGGCGTCGACGGGGTGATCGCCGGGGCGCTGGCCGCGGACGGTGTCGCCACCTTCGACAAGCCGCGCAACGTCGTGGCGGCGTGGACCAACGCGGCGGTGATCACCGTCACCGGCACCGACGAGTACGGCGAAACCGTGGTCGAGTCCTCGGCCTCCGGTACGTCCTTCACCGGCAAGAAGGCCTTCAAGACCGTGACCCAGGTCCGTGTCTCGGCCAACGTGACCGGCCTCACCGTCGGCTCTGGCGTCGTCCTCGGCCTGCCGTGCTTCCTCGCCGATGTCGCCGACGTGGTGAAGGAGATCATGGACGGCGTCGCGCCGACGGCCGGCACCTTCGTGGCGGGCGACAACACGACCGCGACCGCGACCACCGGAGATGTGCGCGGCACGCTCTCGCCGAACAGCGCGCCGAACGGCTCGCGCGTCTACGAGGTGATCGCGGCCGTCCGCTCTGCCGCCTACACGGGCGCCGCGCAATACGCCGGCTGATCTGACGCAGGCGGCGGGATGACCGCCGCCTGACCCTTTCCCGACAGCGCCAGAGGCCCGCACAGCATGCCATTCAACGGAACATCGAAGCGGCTTGAACGCATCTGGGCCTTCGTCGACCAGTTCATTGCTGGCGAGAACGCGGAGCGAGCCGATTTCGACGTCGTCTTCAATGACGTGGTCAATTCCACCAATGACGCCGTGGCCTATCTCGAAGGCCTCATCGCCGCGATCAACATCACCGATGCCCGCTTCCTCGGCCTGAAGGCCACGGCGCCGACGACCAGGAACGATGCCTCGGCGCTGCAGGACGGCGACCAGTATGTCAGTTCCGCCGCCGCCGACCTGGGCGTGATCTATGTCCGCAACTCCGGCGCCTGGATACGGGCGACCGACTACACCGCGCCAAGCACCTTCTTCAAGACGCTTCTCGGGGCCGCAGATGCCGCAACGCTGCGCGGGCTCATCGGGCTCGGCAGCGCCGCCACCTCTGCCTCATCGGCCTTCGCCACATCGGCGCAGGGCACGAAGGCAGACGCCGCGGTACAGGCGCCCGGCGGGATCGCCAACACGATCACCGACTGGAACGACGTCCAGACCTCCGGCACCGGCTTCTATATCGGCGACGCCGCTGCGGCCAATACGCCGACGGCGCACACCTACACCGGCTACTACATCAAGGCCAATGCGACGAACGGCATTCTCATGGCCTTCAGCCCCTCGACTGCGGTCGCGTACAGGCGCTTCTACACAGCGGGCGTCTGGGGCTCCTGGTCAGAGGTGCCGCACGGCGCGGCGCTTCTCGAACTTCAGGCGCTGGTCCGCACCCGCGGCGATCTCGTCGTCGGCGGCGCCTCGGCCTGGGAACGGCTGGCGATCGGCGCGGCGGATCAGGCGCTTTATTCGAACGGAACTGATGCGGGTTGGCAAACCGCCTACCGCTGCCGCGCATGGGTGAAGTTTCAGGTCTCGGCGGGCACGCCCAGCATACTTGCGTCTGGGAATGTGGCGTCGATCACCGACAACGGCGTCGGGGATTACACGGTGAATTTCCAGACCGCTTTACCGGATGCGAACTATGCCGTCGCAGCGATGTGCTCGAACAGCGCTTCGAACAGTTCGGTGGTTCTGTTCGACAGCGGCAATCTTCCGACTGCATCTGCGTACCGCTTCACGGCGCGGAATGCGAACACCGGGGGTGCGCTCGATCCGAGCATCGTCAGTCTCGTTTTCTTCAGGTGAGGGTGCCATGCAAGTGATCGTCTTTGACAACGGGAACGGCGTTTCGGTGCTGCACCCTACCGCTGACGCCAACCTGGACCAGGTGGAGGCGCGGGTGGTTCCTGCCGAAGCTGCGCGGATCAGGATCGAGGCAAGCAACCTGCCGGATCGCGCAACGCGAGATCGCTGGCGTCTCTCTGGCGGAGTGATCGAGATCGGACCGGAGGACTTGGGTCAGAGACGGGCCGCCGCCATCCTTGAAAAGGGGGCATTCTGCTCGATGCTCAAGCCGACGCGCGCCAACATTCTGTCGGTGAGCGAGGCAGTTCAAGCGGCGCGGGGCGACTGGCCGGCGACCTTCGCGGCCTTCACCGCGTCTCTGCCAGAGGACGTGGCGGCCGACGCGCAGATCAAGTGGGCGGCGGCAACCGAGATCCACTATGCCGATCCGCTCCTGCAGGCGCTCGCCCTGCATTGGGCGAATGGAGATCAGGCCGCGGCGACGGCGGTCCTCGATCAGATATTCGGGATAGCGCCATGAGCCGGCGCGATCTCTGGCCTCTGATGGTCTTCATGGCCACTGGCACGCTGACCGCGGCGATGTATCTCGCCTTCGCGGTCGGATACATCGTCCACGGGCGCCTGCCGGCCTGGGCGCAGCCGCTCTGGAAGTACAGCTACGGCGCTGTCTTCGTGCTGGCCGATGTCCTCTACAACCTGACGATCGGCTCGCTGATGTGGATCGAGCGACCGACTTTCGAGACATTCACCGCCCGGCTCACCCGCAAGAAGGAAACCCACGCCTTCGCGCGCTGGCTTTGCGAGTGCCTGTCGATCTTCGACCCCAACCATTGCCGATAGGAGGCCGCCATGGCTGAAGTCACACTTGCGCAGAACGACACCGGCAACACCGCCGCCCTCACCGAGGACAATGTCTTCGCCGTGACCAAGGGGGCGGTCCTCTTCTCGACCGATGCCGGGACCACCTGGATTCAATGGTCCGAGGGCGAGAAGGTCATCTTCGCCACCGGGCGCCAGGTCTACTGGAAGAACGAGCGCACCAAGGAAGCCACCTTCAAGTACATGGCGATCTGATGGGCATCCTGTCGAAACTTCTGGGGCGCCCCGCGCCCGCCGCAGCCGAAGCCGTCGAGGAGATCGAGCGCCGCGGCGCCATGGTGTGCCTGGCCGGCGATACCTGGCGGATCGAGCCCGCGCCCAAGGTGGTGCAGATCAAGATCGCCTCCACCGCCGACCCGGCGGATTTCACCCGCCAACTGGTGGGCGAGATGCAGCGCCGGGGCGTGCCGATGCGCTACCTCGAACGCATGATCGACGCCGTCGGCACGAAGATCGGGCCGAACGTGGATCTTGTCTTCCACGCCTGGAAGAGCCCGGAGCGCGATCACCGCATCTACCAGCGCCGCATCGTCATGGAACCGAACCCGGGCACGGGCGCGATGGAGCCGCATGAACGGATGCTCCTGGTGGAAATCGTCGATGGCGACGAGGAGATGGCCATTCGCAGGGCCAGGCAACTGATGAAGGGAGAAGACAATGGCGTTCATCCTTGACGCTGCGCTCGACGCCGGGCTGAACCGCGCGCTCGACACCGTGGAAAACATGTACATCTGCTCGCAGGAGCCGACGACCTTCACCGAGGCCTCGTCGACCTACAAGCTGGGCACCAAGGCGACACCGACTATCGCGGCGGCGGCCAACGGCACGCCGAACGGGCGGTCGCGCTCGATCCAGACCTTCACCGACGGCACGGTCGACGCGAGCGGCACCGCGACACACTGGGCGCTCACCGACAACAGCCTGAGCGAACTGGACGTCACCGGCGCGCTCTCGGCGTCGCAGGCCGTCACCTCCGGAAACTCCTGGTCCCTGACCGGGGCGGTCGCGATCCGGTTCGCCGACGCCGCCTGATCCTCCCGGGGAGGCGCGCCCATGGCGTTGCAGTATGTCGGCGGCGCCACAGCCTCCAAGGCCGGAAGCACCAGCGGCACCAGCACGATCAACCTGACAGCCCTGACCGGCGGCATCGCAAGTGCCGCCGCTGCGGGCGATCTGGTCATTGCGCTGTTCGTCACCGGGTCGAATACCGACCGCACGCTGTCGATCACGGATGGCTCGACGGACTACACGCTGATCGCGTCGGAGCTTTACTCCAACGGATCGACCAGCGACACGAACCTGCGCGCCGCCTACAAGTTCATGGGGGTGACGCCGGACACGAGCGTCACATTCGGGGCCACGGGGAACAACCAGGACGCGGGCGCGATGATCGTCCACGTCTGGCGCGGCGTCGATCCGACAACCCCGCTGGACGTGGCGGCCGTCACAGCGACCGGGACAGGGACGGCGCGCCCCAACCCGGCGGCGATCACGCCAACGACGACGGGCGCCGTGGTCATCGTCGCCTGTGGCGGCGGGTCCGGCACCAGCACGACCTTCACGATGTCGGGCCTGTCGAATTTCCTGACCATCGCGCAGGCGGACAGCTTCGACGCGACGGCGGGCATGGGATCGTTCGCCTGGACCTCCGGTTCGTATGACCCTGCCGCCTCGACGACCGGCAACACCAACGCCGGGAATAGCTGGGCCGCGATCACGCTGGCGCTGCGTCCGGCGGTTTTCGATGAGGTGGCCGCTGACGGCGTCACCGTTTCTCCCTCGGTCCCGACCGCGACCATCGGGCAGAACCATCAACTGAGCATCGGCGGCGGCGATGCGACCGCCTCGGTCAACGTGCTGACCACGGGTAAGTCGGCAACCGACATCACCACGCCGTTCCAACTGACCACGGCCTCGATCACGGTGACGGCCGGGCGGCCGGTCCTGATCGCGATCAGCGCAGAATATGTGAGCGGGTTCGATAACCCGCCCTTGTCGCTCACGATCTCGGGCGCGGGCCAGACCTGGACGGAACTCGCGAAGACCCAGATCGACGCGGGCGACCCGGAGTGGGGGCATTGCCACCTGTGGACCTCCGACGCGGCCAGCGGCGGGTCTGGTGCGCTCACCATCACCTTCCCCGAAGGGGTCGATGACTACGCCTATTCGATCATCGAGATCGAGCCCTCCGCGGGCGCCGAAGCCGCCATTGGCACGGCCGACATCTCGGCGGGTGGCGGAACGGCGACGAGCATCAGCGACACGATCAGCGCGGTCGGGGCGAGCGACTACCAGATCGCCTACACAGGTGTTCGGGCAGACGGCACGACACAGGTCACGCCCCGGTCGGGCTGGACCGACGTCTCGGAAGTCATTCAGCTTGAGGCAAGTTGGTCCTCGATCGTCCACCTGCAAATCTCGCCGCAGGGCGGGGATACCACGGCCTCGGCAAGCTTCGACGGCTCGCCGAGCGAAAGCCGCATCATCACGGTCCCGATCACGGTTACGGGCGGCGGTGGTGACGGCCTCACCGTCACCACCCATGTCGCAGATGCCACGATCGCGCATCTCGAAGGCTTCACCGCGCCCGAAGTGGTCATCAGCCCGTCGGTCGGCACCGCCTCGATCAGCCAGAACCATGCGCTGGCCGGAGACGCCCAGGCGGTCCAGCCGACCGTTCCGGCCGCTCCCATCTCACAGACTCATGCCCTCGCCGGGACCGGACTGACCGTCGACGCCAGCATCGGCGCGGCCTCGATCTCCCAGGTGCACGCGCTCGCCGGATCTTCGGTGGTCGTGCAGCCCTCCGTGCCGACGGCCGCCCTGGCGCAGGCACATGCGCTCGCAGCCGGCGACGCCTCGATCTCGGCCATGGTCGCAGAGGCGCAGATCGCGCAGAACCATGCTCTGGCCGGCGTGGGCGCTGACGTCTCCGGCGCGGTCGGCGACGGGACGATCTCGACCTCCGACCCGATCACCGCCTCGCCGGTGACGATCTACGCGGCCGTCGACGCGGCCAGCATCGCCCAGGCGCACGGGCTGGCCGCGCAAGGCGTCGCCGTGCAGCCCGCGACTGACGCCGCAACAATCACCCAGGCGCATGCGCTCGCCGCCACGGGCCTTGCCAGCCTCGCCTCGGTGCCCGATGCCAGCATCGCGACCGGCTACGGTCTTGCGGGCGCAGGTGTCTCCGTCGCACCCAGCGTCGAGGGCGCGCAGATCGCGCAGGCGCACGCGCTCGCCGGTGCGGGCGTGACCGTTGCGGGCGAGATCGGACCGGCCTCGATCGCACAGAACCACGGCCTTGCCGGCGTCGGGATCGTCGTTCAGCCGTCGGTTCCGACCGCTCCCGTCGGCGTCCTGGCGCATGAGATCGCGGCAGACGGGGTCGCCTCAAGCCTGTCGGTCGAAGCGGCCACCATCGCCGCCCTGTCCAATCTCGCGGCGAGCGGGCTGCTGGTTCAGCCCTCGGTCGGCGCCGCGGCGATCACGCAGAACCACGGTTTCGCCGCATCGGAGGCGCTGGTTGCGGCATTTGTGGAACAGGCTGCCATGGCGCAGGTTCACCAGTTTTCCGGGGTCGAGGCCCTGGTGTCGATCTCGGTCGGCGAGGCCTGGCTTGATGGGCTTCCCGGCCTGCCGGCATCGGGCTTCCTTCACGACAAGCGCAACACAGGCAAGAAGTTCCGCAGGATCATGACGAGCCGTAGATGAAGAAAAAAGACGACATCATCCTCGCGAAGAACAGGAACGCGCAGTTCGGTTCGGTGCTCTGGAAGGGCGGCGTGTCAGCGCCTGTTCCGCCTGCGTTCCTCGACGCCGTCATCGTCCGCGCGGTTGCGTCCGATTGGGGCGGGTCGTCGCTGGTCGGCGAGGGGGTCACCCTAGCGCCGGTTTCCACATCCCCAACGCTGTCCGGCGACGCGCTGGTATTCGATGGCACCGCGGACGTCCTGACGGGGGCGGTTGATTTTGACCTGAACAGCAAGGCGCTTTTGGTCTGCGGCAAGGCGACGGGGGTCGACAACGCATCCGATGCCCTTGTGACCCTGACCGGCGGCCTTGGGTCGATCAACCTAGAAGCGCAGACCATCGGAACCTTCAAAGGCCGAATGCGGTCTGTCGCGGGCTACGGCTTCGGGGCAACGCTGGTCAACCCGGCTGACGGGCTGAACGCGGTCGAGGACATGCTGAACAAGCGCGCGGTCTATGTGTGGAAGTTCGGCACCACGCAGGCAAAGATCACGTCCGGCGCCTATGGGGCCGCGACGACGACCATGACCGAAATCGCGCGGGCCATCACCTCGATGACGATTGGCCGCAACGCCACGACGAACTACCTTGGCGGCGAGTTTTACGAGTTGATGGTGCTGGACACCACAGACGACGCCGTAATCGCATCGGCGGCGGAATATCTCCGGTCCCTCTACACCGCCGACGCAGCATATATAACGGCCCTGCTGGACGGGAATATTTCAAACTGCGGCGACAGCATTTCCGTGGGCGTCGGGGCGACCGGGTCAAACTCCTGGGCGCAACAGACGGCGCGGAACTTCACCTGTTCGCGGACAAACTACGGCTTTGCCGGTGCGCAGGTGTCGCCGTTCGGCCTGACGCCAGGCGTGGACGACAGCCAGATCGCCGCTTGCTGGTCGCGGGTCACGGCGACGGCCGGAAACTTCAGCGGCAACGTCGCCGCGTTCCTGTTCGCCGGCACCAACGACTACGGAAACGGAGATGTCCCGCTCGGGACGATCGCCGACACCGACGAGATGACGTTCTACGGCGCCCTGAATGTGGGCTGGACAGCCTTCCTGGCCAATGCGCCCGCCGCCATGCCGCTGTTCATCTTCACCCCGATCTACCGGACGACCGAGACTGCCAATGGCGCGGGCCTGACGCTGGAGGACTACCGGGCGGCCATCCGCGCCTGGGTGACGGCCAAGGCCAGCGCGCGGATCAAGCTGGTCGAAATGTCCGGGTCCGGCATCACCGACGCTGACCTGACCGATGGCCTGCACCCGTCCGACGCCGGGCACGCGAAAATCACCGCCGCCGCCACGCCGCAGATCGCGGCCTTCTACGGGATCGCTCGATGATGACAAAGACCTCTTTCGTGGACTCCATCCTGGCCTGGCTCTCGACCGACCCGGGGAAAGCGGTGATCGCCGGCGGCCTCGGTGGCGTCGTCCGCTGGCTGACCCTGCGCCACAGTCTCGCCGAGGGTATCGTCACCATCGTGATCGGCGGCATATGCGCGATGTTCCTGGGGCCTCTGACAACCCCGATCCTCGAACCAACCATCGGCAAGATCGCACCCGTGGGCAACGCGGCCGGGCTTGGCGCCTTCATCGTCGGCATGGCCGGGGTCAGCCTGTCGGGCCTGATCATGGACATCTTCGAGCGCAAGCGCCGGGGGGCCAACGATGTCGACAAGGATTAAGCGCGAGGCGCGCGTCTGGGCCATCGTGGCGCTGATGACGGCATCCTACCTGGCCGGCTCGGCGAACAGCGATTGCTGGGGCTGGCTCGATCGCTTCACCATCGAAAGGGGCGCGCAATGATCCCGTCGGACTTCAAGGGCAAGGCCAAGCGTCTCGATCAATGGGACTTCGGGCGCATCGGTCGCCTGCTGGGCGTCGGGGAGGACGAGATCCGCGCCGTGGCCGAGGTCGAGACGCGCGGCGGCGGCTTTGATGCTCTCGGCCGCCCGAAGATGCTCTTCGAGCCGCACATCTTCTGGCGTGAACTCGGCGAGATCAAGCGCGCCAGGGCGGAACGGGCCGGGCTTGCCTATCGCAAGTGGGGCAGCGCGCCCTATCCGCGGGACAGCTATCCGCGCCTGGCGGCGGCGATCAGGATCGACCGGCCCGCCGCGCTGCGGTCGGCCTCCTGGGGCCTCGGGCAGATCATGGGCTTCAACTGCCGCCTCGCGGGCTATGGCACCGCCGAGGAGATGATCGCGGACTTCCTCGATGACGAGGAGCGGCACCTGGTCGCGATGGTGGAATTCATCGAGGCGACCGGCCTCGACGACGACCTGCGCCGCCACGACTGGACCGGATTCGCGCGCGGCTACAACGGGCCGGGCTACGCGAAGCACGGCTACCACACAGACCTCGCCGCCGCCTTCGCCAAATGGTCGAAGCGCGCCGACACGCCGGAACCGAAGGGGGGCGCCTGATGCCGGACACGATCAAACTGGACATTCCGAAAGATGCGGCCGTGCGCGCGCTCATCGCGGATCTGCGCAAGATGTTCGACGGGCTGGCCGCGATGGGGCTCAAGGCGCACCGCATCGAGGATGCGATCAAGAAGCTGAACGACCAGGCGCTTGAGATCGAGCACCTGAAATCTGATCCGCCCTACATCGTCGGCCGCCGGGATGGGTGGGATGCTGCTTTCGCCTCTGGCGTTCCGGGTGAAGAGGGGGCCGCATGATGTTCGGACTTCTCCCAAACCCGACGATGATCCTGGGCGGCGCGCTTCTTCTCGTGACCGCCTATGCCGTGGTCGACACCCGCGCCTACCACCGGGGCGAAGCCGCCTGCGAGGGCCGTCACGCCGCCGCCCTGGCGCGTGCGCAGGCCGATACGATCCGCGCCGCCGACCTGGCCAGCCGCATCGAGGCCGAGCGCCTGGCGACCGAGGAAGAAGCCGAGCGCCTGGCGCTCGAATTGGAGGATGCCGCCCATGCGGACCCTGATGCTGACCGCCAGTGCCTGTCTGCTGACAGCGTGCGGCGGCTCAACCTTCGCTGAGGCACCGAAGCGCCCCGCGCCGCCGCCGTCGATGACGCAGGCCTGCAGCGCGCCCCAGCGGCTTCCGGAGCGCGCCCTGAGCCAGTCGGAAGTGGAAACCCTCTGGGGCCGCGACCGTGGTGCCCTGCGCGCCTGCGGCGGGCGTCATGGGGCGTTAGCGGGCTGGGTGGTGCAGGTGCCGTAGAGGCACGTCACCCGTCCTTCCCTTCGCGGATGGCGGCGCGGTCCAGCCGCTCGATCTCGGCGAGGATCAGCGCGCCGGCCTTGACTAGCATCCGACGCAACGGGCCGTACTTTAGCCAGGACTTCGCCCATGTCCTTGGCCATAGGTATTCGATGGCTTGTCTGGACCAGACGCCAGAGCCCAGCAGGGCATAGCAGGCTGCGGCGGTTGCCAACTCGCCTATGTCGTGAGCGTCGTCGTGTTCAGGGGTCCACCCTTCTGCGCTGATCTGCCGTGCGCGTTCGGTCAACACATCACGCGCGGCGTCTGTAGCCACGGCCTGCGCCACATCGGGCGCGGCTGCCAGCGCGGCCTCGGCCTTCTCGGCGCGGGCCTCCGACTCCTTCACCCGCTCGACCAGTTCCGACACGAGGGAGCGGGATGCGGCGATGAAGCGGGCGTTGGCCACCAGATCAGGTGAACCTACACCCGGCGGATAATCATCATACACACACGCCCATCCTTCCGATTTGCTGGCATATGACGGTCGTGGAAACGGCCCAACTCGATGGCACACACCGCACGACGTTCTGACCGTTTCCATCTGCCAAGGCCCCTCGGTCGTGCCTTCCATCGCCTCCTCGGCGCGCTTGATCAGGTCATCGGTCATTTCAGGGCCTCATATGCTGCGAGGGCTCGCAGAAGCGGTTGCCTCACGCGAAATTCGAATACGTCAGGGCGCTTGGCCTGCGTCGGCAACTCGTCAAAAGCTCGAAAGGCTCGCAGCGCCTCCACCAGCGCCACCAGTTCCGGGGCGTCGCGGCGGATGTATGTCTCTACCGTTCCCTGCCCATTGACGTGCCAGCCGCCAGCGTTGGTCTTCCCGTTCCAGAGCCAAGCCTTGATCCGTTCCGGCATGTCGCTCATTCCGTCCTCCTGTTCAGGCGCTTCACTGTCTCGGTCCCTGATGGTCGCGAAGATTCTGCCCCATTTTGTCCACGAGCAGCGATCTGCTATGCCGATCAATCTGCGCTCGCTCGAACGGCGAGACGTAATCGCCCCGACGGTCACGGCACCATTTGCACTGGCATCCGCCGCAGGTGCATTCGTTCTCCCAGCCGCAAAGCTCGCACAGCATCACCCTGTCCTCCTCATCTGAGCCTCTTGCAGCGCGTGGTCGCCCCACTGGATGGTCATGCCTCGGCCATCATGCTTCACCCCCGAAAAGGTCCATCTGCATCGGCGCCGCAGTCTCCATCGGTGGCGTCCAGATCCAAGGCCCGGAGGCCGTGGGAAGATGCGAGAGAGCGGAACGCATGGCCTGCTGCCAGAGGACAAACTCCGTTTCCGAGCAGTCGCAGAGCGCGTGACCTGGCGGCCAGCCCATGAGCCATTCGACGAAGATCTGGTTCAGCCGCCGCTTGTCCCGCGACTTCAACAGCCGCCGCCACGTCCCGCGCCCATGCGAGGCAATCACCGAGGCTCGTAGCTGGCGCCAGATACGGAGCAGTTGCGAGAGTGTCGGCCCATCCGGACCGGTCGCCGGGGCCGGGTGGGAAAAGCCCTGTTCCGCGGCGTAGTGCAGAATGTCCATGCGGGTCTTGCCATCCGCCCGCGTCACGCTGTCCGGTGACGATCTCTTGACGTTCTGCGCCGCTGGCGTCGGCCATTGCGCCGTCTGTGCCGGAAGCGGTATCCCGCCCGCCCCGAAGGTCTGGTTCGGCCCGCCCTTCTCCGCGTCCGATGCGCGGGGCGTTGACCATTGCATCGCCTGCCCCGATAGTTTCGGCTCCCCGCGGCTGTTGATCTTGCCCTTGGCACGATCCGGCGCGTCGTCCGACACTGGCGTTTGCCACAGCCCCCGCGCCAATTCCTCCGCCTTCCGCGAGAAGTCCGAGTTGCCTGCCGCGCTGTTGCCGTTCTGTGCCGGCGTTCCGGCCATCGGCGTGGGCCACTTCTTCTCGGCCACAGTTGCTAGGCTGTCCGACTGCGCCGCCGTGTTGTGTGTCGCCCCTTGTGCATGATAATCCCGCGTTGCTGCGGTGGGCCACATCGCCGCCGCTGCGCCCAGACTCAGCCCGAAGCCGTTTCCCGTGTAGTGCTTGCCCTTGGCCAGCGTTTGCGACCTGACATCCTTTTGCCGCTCCTCTATCTCCTCCGCCGTCCACCCCTCGCGCGTGCTGAATGTCGTAGCGGTGGGCCACGATGAAGACCCGGAGCCGTTCATGCGGCGCGCCAACTTCAGACGCCGAGAATAGGCCAGCCGCAGGCGTCCAGCCCATGTCCCATAAGTCTCGCAACACGGTTTCAAGGCCGAGGCTGACATGCCCGGCGACGTTTTCGAGGAAGACCCATTCCGGCTCGACTTCGCGGACGATGCGGGCAACGTCTGGCCAGAGGTGGCGTTCGTCGTCTGCCCCCTTCCGCTGTCCCGCGGCGCTGAAAGGCTGACAAGGGTATCCTGCGATGATGGTGTCGATCGCTCCCCGGAAAGGACGCCCGTCGAAGGTGGTGACATCATCCCAGATCGGGGCGGGAGCGAAGTATCCGGCGCGCTGGCCTGCGATGATGGACTGTCTGGGGTAGTCCTCCCATTCGACAAAGCAGCGGGTGTGGAATCCGGGTTCTGCGAGCATGAGGCCAAGATCAAGGCCAGCGCCTCCTGCGCAGAGGGATAG